TCCATTTATGTAATTGCAGATTCTGTTGAACAGGTAAAATCGTTGTTTAGCGAATATGTTATTATTTGCATTGACCAAACTGATTAGGAGCAACAATGAAACCAAAAACAATTTGCCATCCAGAAGCTTTAGCAGACTGGAGAGCAAACGACGAAGACACACACAGTTATTTATCGACAGTACAAGAGCAAATAAATTTAGGGAGAATTCAAGATGAACTTAACCACAACACGCTACCAAAAAAGCAAAAAAAGCTTGACGGGATACTTGCACTCCGTCTTAAAGAAGCCATCGAGCGCGAAAATAGGAGGTGCAGGGAGGCACGTAAAAAAAGGTAAGTTGAAAGGTGCGGAGGTGTATACCCTCACGCTAACTGAACGAGAAACATGCCCGACCTCTTGCCACCACTGGGATGATTGCTACGGTAACAATATGCCGTTCGCCCATCGTATTGAGCATGGCGAGAAACTAGAAGCGCGATTGATTAAGGAGGTAAAAGAAATTTGTACCAAGGCCAAAAACAAAGGCCGTTTAGTCTTGGTGCGCTTACATGTTCTAGGGGATTTCTATAGTGCAGAGTATGTGCGACTCTGGCGTAGACTTTTGGTATTACACCAAAATCTCTATGTGTGGGGTTATACGCACGTAGAGGAGGGACCGATACACAACGAGCTAATGCTTACACGTTTTCATTTCCCGGAACGATGGGCTGTACGATGGTCTGATACTTGCGGGACGTTTAGTGCCAACAGTGAGGAGCTAACTAGTGACGGTATTGTGTGTCCAGAACAGGAAGGCAAAACACAAGCTTGCACAACTTGCGCTCTTTGTTGGGACGCACCTGACAAGAACATCATTTTCAAAACGCATTGACCTCTAGTTTTTGCTTTTTGAATTTACCATCCAACAACTTTGGAGTTTTCAAGATGAAAATTTACCATCCCCCAACTTTACAGCGTCTTACTAAAAGGGAATCTAAACAAAAGATTGTTTTTGAATCGACTAATCAGCGCAAGGCGCGATTTTCGTCACTTGCCTTTGCTCTTACTTTGCTTTTTGTTGTCTATCTACTGTTAATTTAGGTTATGTACCTTTGTTTTCTGTGCTATAGTCAAGAGACCAACCGCATGGTGTGGTTGGATTTAAACAGGAGCTTATCTAATGGATATGCAAACGATTGAGGGGACTCTAATATCGGAGTTTACTTGGACTGCTGGCGATGCCGGTACGTTTCTCTTACTGAAAAAGGACGCCTACGGCTTACCTGTTCAGATCATTAAGTTGCGAATGAGTGACCGAAAGTCTGGACATATGGGAGGTCAGCGCATCGGGTCTGTCGAATGGAATATCGGTACTGAATTGACCGTTGCCGTTGACTGCACCAGTGCTTGGGCGACCGTTCTTTCCTATGGCGTAGAGCCTACCATTAAGTATTTTGATGGGACCTACACCGAAAACCTAGAGACGGGGTACGACAAAACCACCGACGATTTTCTAAATACTGAGACGACCGTGACAGACTGGCGTGATGGGGTTTCTAAATCTGTGCAGGGGGGTAACTGAAATGTCGAGTCAATTCATACCGGACGGGGTGATCCGTGAAATACCCAATGGTCTTGAGATGGTGCACGATGACGTGACCAGTATTGACTTGTTCGCAGAGCGAGGGCAAATCAGCAAGATTCCCCTATACACAAAAACGCCGACCTCTGGCGGTTTTACTCACAAGCCGTTTGATGGTTTCTTTGCTTTACGCAATACCGTTAGCGGTGAGGTGTTGGACTCTCCGCCAGTCGCTAAGACGTACAAGCTAGTCGACCACGGTGAGGTATTTCGTCACCAAGGTAATACCATCGTGGATAATGCGAGCTTGCCCACTGGAAACCTGACGGTAGTAGATCGGCTGTACGAGGGAGGCCGCAAAGCTTCCCGCGCTGTTTACTTCAACGACCTGACGTTTGATATCGACGGCAAAGGTGATGGCATCACGGCTAGAGCCGACATCGTTAACAGCGTCGACATGTCGTGGGCGTTTCAGGTGTTCTCTGGGGCTTATCGGGATTACTGCCGTAATACGATGGTGTTCGGGGGTCAGAAGGCGTACCACCAAAAACGCAAGCACACAGCCAGTCTGTCTCCTAGTGCGATGATTGCTAAAGCTAACCTAGGGCTTGACATGTTTATGAACCACCGGGAAAAAATGGACGAATGGATGACCATCGAACTGCACCCTAGCCAATGGACTGAGATCCTAGAGAACACAGTTTGCCGGCTGACAGGCGAAGGCCGTAAGTTATCCAGTGACAATACTACCCGAGTCAATGGGCGACTCTTGGACTACTTGACGTATCGTTTTAATGAAGAGCAAAGGGAGCTTGGCCGTACTCTGTGGGCGGGTTATAACGCCTTGACACACTGGGCGACTCACACTGATACAACGTGGGAACGTCAGAACGATGACGGCACTACTACCGAGCTTCAAACCAGTCGGGGTAACGCCCAACAACATCGCGTCCAGTTCAAGCGTAATGCTGACGTTCGTGCTGTGTTGGAGTCTCCTCAGTGGTTGGCACTGGAGGCCGCTTGATGTTGGAACTATTCGGATTGATCGTACGACTAGGATGCGTTGGTTTGGGTATCTTAGTTTGTTACATCATATTAATCGCTATTTTTGGGAGTTAATTGTCATGAACATAGAACAAAAGCGTATCGCTGACGAGTTGTCAGCTTTGGCCTCTAAGTTGGAAGGAGTCGCTAGAGTCTCCATCGTTTCGACACTGGCGGGCCTAGCGGATGATGTCAAAGCTTTGGAGCTTTCTGCACCTAAGGCGGTGAACCAGTGGGGGAAAACCCACTTCAAAATCTTGGACCTCTTGCACAAGTCGGACGTACCTTTGTCGGTAGAGCATATTGCTTTGTGCTTAGGTGTCACCCGATCTACTGCCTATCAGTATATCTTGCACCTACGGAGTCGTTTCCATGTTCCACTGGTGTATCGTTTGGCCGGCAGACCTAAGCGGGTTGCTCTACATCACCAGAACATCGACAAGGTCTGTCGTATGTTGGAACGGCACTACCGTGGGATAGAGCTTGTACATTTGGAAAGCTTTGTGTATTCTGCAGATGTGCATAACGCACTCAAGAAAATATCAAACGGGAGCTAAATCCAATGCGTATGAAAAAATCACTGAGTTTCACGCCTGACCAGATAAATCGTCTGCGCTCAATTGTGTCTAGTAATGCTTATGCCGGTAAGGTTGAGGGGTCCGGTATAGAGCGTAAGATTTACTTATCTGATGCTGACCAAGCATTCATGAAGGAACTGGACAAACTGCTGTCTGATGCTTCCGACCTCTATCTGTCCATCCGAACAGAGTAACCCCATTCCCTCAAGCCGGTGCTGAGTTTCTCCAATCTCAGATTATCCCGCCGGCTTTTTGGCCCCCACTACGGGGGCCTTTTTTTGTCCTAGAAAAATACCTAAGGCGTTGACCGGTAAAGCTTTCGGGTTTTTCTGGGTGTCCAGTGGGGTCTATCTAAAGGGAAAGAAAAAGGTAGGTTTTTGGTTGTCACTTTTGTCATCAAGGGTAAATACGGTGCGCAAGTAGGGCATACGCGCAGGTGTGCGTATGGTCTTGCTTGAACTGGCGGGAAAACTGCAGGTTTACTTTTGATTCCATCAATGAGGGTATTTACAGTAAGTCAAAACAAGAATTATAATAAAAACAGTGGGTTACGGTAGGCAAGGGCCACTGGGGGTACCCCTACATGTACATGCAAACTGGCGGTATTTTTTTTATTTTTAGGTTGTTGTACAAATATTGGACACTCCCGGCTCCCCGTAGGTATTCAACGGGCATAAAAAAACCCGCAAGTAGGGGATACCTGCGGGCGTATGCGGCGGGATAAGCTTGGGGGTATACCCCCGTGGGCTTACAAACCCAGTGTAGTGTCGTATTTAAATTACGTCAAGTGTTTTTATCTTAGTTGACAAAATTAAAAGTTAGCTACCATAATGTATTTGTGCAATCCAGCGGTAAAGAGAATCGACATTGCAGTAATAAAGTCTTTACACCACTGCGTTTTGTACGTTTTTCGGAGAAAATATGAATTTATTACCCCAGCAAACTCGTAAAAGAGAGCTAAATGAACAGCAAAAAATTTTTTTAGATGCTCTTTTTGATAACGGGGGTAATTTTAGCCGTGCTTGTGAGGTGGCGGGGTACTCTTCAGGCTCCATAGGGCACTTAAAAGAGAGTTTAGCTACTGAAATTATAGAAAGATCCCGCAGTGTGCTTGCAGGAGGGGCTGTAAAAGCAGTAAATAAGCTAATTTCTACTATAGATGCTCCAGAAATAGAACGTGGCGACAATATTCGCCTTCAAGCCGCTGAATCTCTGTTAAATCGTGTGGGTTTAGGTAAGCAAGAAACTCATAATGTCAATATACAGGCTGTTCACGGAGTCGTCCTACTTCCCTCCAAGCAAGAAATCGTTGTAGATGAGCAGTGAAGCCCTAAAACGTCCCCGTGGACGGCCTAGAAAGGACCCTGACGCGCCTAAAGCTCGTTATAACCTCTCCACAGCCGAAAAAGCCCGGAGAGCCACACAGGCGAGTATACGCCGTTCTAAGAAAGAAGCCGAAAAGAAACGAGCGGCGGCTGATAAACAAATACAAAGAGTTAAAAAAAGAGAGAGTGCCGCTAAAAAAGTAGAAACAGCACTACAAGGTAAAAATTCACGAGTAATTGATGTAGGAGACTTAAATGCCTTACCAGACGCAGTTAAAAAGCTTGTGGGAGAATCTGAAGTTGTATTCAAACCGAATGATGGACCACAAGAAGACTTTCTGTCAGCACCTGAACAAGATGTATTATACGGCGGTGCGGCTGGTGGAGGAAAGAGTTTTGCTCTCTTGGCAGATCCTCTCCGTTATTGCCATAATCCTAATCATCGTGGTTTATTACTCCGTCGCACTCTGGATGAATTGACTGAACTCATCTCCAAATCTAAACAACTTTATCCCAAGGCGTTTCCCGGTGCCTCCTTTAGAGAGTCTAAATCCACATGGCATTTCCCGTCGGGGGCCACTATCTGGTTTAGTTATCTTGACAAAGACAAAGACGTTACCCGATATCAGGGACAAGCCTTCAATTGGATAGCCATCGATGAAATTACACAGTATCCCACCCCCTACGTATGGGAATATCTACGGTCACGTTTACGGAGCACGGACTCTGAACTCTCCGCAAATCTCTCTATGCGCTGTACAGCTAACCCCGGAGGCGTTGGCGGCTGGTGGGTCAAGAAGATGTACATCGACCAAGGTGAACCCGGCATTCGCTTCGTCCCCAGCGATATTGAATCTGAAAAGCCACTTATATACCCAGAGGGTCACAGCAAGCACGGTCAACCTTTATACTGGAGAAAATTCGTACCCGCACGACTTACCGACAACCCATATCTCATGGCAGATGGACAGTATGAGGCAATGCTCCTTTCTCTCCCAGAAGTCGAAAGAAAAAGATTACTTGATGGCGATTGGGATGTGGCAGAAGGATGTGCCTTTCCTGAATTTAACAAAATCAAACATGTGGCTGATCCATTTGAGTTGCCCACCAACTGGCCGCGTATCAGAGCGGCAGACTACGGCTATGCAAGCCCTTCGTGCGTACTCTGGGGTGCAATCGACTGGGACAACAACATATGGGTGTATAGAGAGCTTTATGTAAAGCACTTTACAGCGGAGCAACTCGCCGTTAAAATATTAGAATTAGAACAGTATGATCCTAAACCTCATTACACTGTTTTAGATTCATCATGCTGGAATAAAACAGGCTATGGACCTTCTATTGCCGAAACTATGATTCGTTGTGGGTGTAGGTGGATTCCGTCTGATCGTAGTCGTATTGCTGGCAAAATGGAAATACATCGTCGTCTTGGAGACAACGAATTTACAAAAGAACCAACAGTAAAGTTCTTTAGTACATGCACTAACATAATAAAACAATTAGCTGGTATACCCCTCTCTAAAACAAACAGTGAAGATGTAGACACGAAAGCTGAAGACCACGCGTATGATGCATTGCGTTATATGCTCATGACAAGAACAACTGGATACGTCAGCATTCATAAATCTCTTCGGGATATAAAAAACAGCACCTTTCAACCTCAAGATGCAACTTTCGGATATTAAATGGCTAAATTAAAAAAGGCAGAACTCAGAAAGAAAACGTTGCGTGAAAATTTAGAAATTCACGCACAAAATACCGATAAGAAAGGAGTAAAATCTGAAGTTGGTAAAATTATCAAAGAAATGGAAGGCTTTAAAACTAGTCAGGGTATAGACCTTTTGGAAACGCCCATAGACAATCTAGACGATAGCCCGTACATAGCTGAATTTGTTGAAGATAGTCCTTTTTCTAAAAAACTAACCGGAAAACGTTCCGGTATGCAAACCGCGCTTGTTCGCCTTAACGCAGTGTTTAATGATGCAGGATTACGTGATTTTCCTAACATGCAAGCTCGTTTAAAGCAGTATATGGGGGACGATTGGCAAACTATATCGGGATATAAATACTATCGTGCTCGTCTAACTTTAATAGGCCAGCCCGGTGACCAGTATAAACAAATAAAGGATGTGCTAACTAATTTAGAGGGACAGGAAAAAGCTTATTTAGGTATAAAACTGTTTTCAGGGTTGCGTCAAACTGACTTATCGAATGCAGTTATTGAAAATTACGATTCTAATACAGGCCGATTAACCTTTGTAGAAGGAAAATCAAAACAATTAAAAGAAGTGTTTCTTCGTCCCGGTGCTAGAGCTTTTGTAGAGATGGCACTAGAAAATAGAACATCAGGTCCATTGTTTCCAAATAAAGACACTCTAGATGCTAACGTAAATGCGGCATTAAAAGCAGGAGTATCTCCTTCTGTATACGAGGACATTGACGGTTTAACAACTTCTAAACCTTTTACTTTAAGTGATTTAAGAAATAATGCTGAAACTATTTTGGATGAAAGCAACTTTTCTGCGGCAGACAAAAAATTTGTAGCCGGTCGTGCAGGTGTTACAGAACAAGAAAAATACGTAAAAACAAAAACTAAATTAGCTAGAATAAAAAGTGCTCTTAATTTAGCAGATGCAAAAGTAGTGGGGTACAGCGAAACCACAAGTTTGGGTCAGTATCTTGCAGATGTAGGCGTTCCTGAAACGTACATTAATGAAGATGCGCGTCGGATTGTACCTTCTTTAGCTATTCTTACTGACGATGAAATTGTACCATCTCTTGGTGACGACTTTTTAGATTCATTACCTGAAGAGGGCAGTGGTTCTGTGCCAAGAACTCAGTCTATGGAAGTTAATTTAGATTCGGTACAAAAATATCAAGAAACTGTCCCGGGTTCTTTAGAGAAACGTAGAGAAGAAATTACAGCGGCTACGCTTAAAATAAGAGAAGAAAATCAACGACTACTAGACGCTAATCCAGATTTGGCAAAACCCACAGAAATAGAAACTTCTCAAACCACAAAAACTCCAAAATCAGCAAAAGAGGCTCCCTCTAAATACGAAATGTCTGATGGCGAGGCAAGGGATATAAAACAAGCTCTTTTAAATTTAATAGATTCTAAAACAACAAAAACTATCGTAGGAGGTTTACCTGTAGTCGGAGTAGGACTCGCCGCTACTACAAAAAAGGCAGAAGCAGAGGAGTTGATTGAAGAGGGCAGAGCACCTTTCTTAGCTTATGGGCAAAAAGCTCTAGAGTTTGGTGCAGAGGAATTTACTCCATATGGTCTTGCGGTTACCGCAAAAGATGTGGGGAGTTTAGTTGCTGAAGAAACTGCCGATATTGCAGAACAAACAAAAGAGCAGTTTCTATCAGAGACTGAGCAAGAAGCGCAAATGCGTGAACTATTTGATGAGCAAAGGAGAATACAGCCATGAACTATGGTGAAGCACAAATTATGAATGCTGACAAGCAGACAGTGGATACAAATGTAGGAGAAAACAATCTTTATCGTGAAGGACTAGAGTTCGACACAAAGGCTAAAACAGACGTTTTAACAGAAGATGCACCTAAAGTACAAACTAAAACAACAGTAGATGCCTCTTTATTTACAATGGCTGACGATAACTCTCTATACGGATAATTAACTATGTCCTACGGTACTGAAGGTGGTTTTGCACAGCTAACTGACGACGAAACTTCTGTAGATATAGCGGATGCAAGAGAGCAAATGCCCGGTTTAGCCGGGTATATTCAAAATAAATTTGAAGACTCTGAAAACGGACGCAGAAGTTTTGAACAACGTTGGTTAACGGCATATAAAAATTTTCGGGGCTACTACGATTCATCGACTCAATACCGAGAATCAGAACGGTCCCGGGTATTTATTAAAATAACTAAAACAAAAGTGTTAGCCGCGTATGGTGCTATTGTAGATATTCTTTTTGCAAATAAAAAATTCCCTATAGTCGTTGAACCAACCCCGGTTCCAGAAGGAATTGCAGAATTTGCACACGCACCATCCCCGATTGATGAACTTATTGATCCGTTCGGATATCCGGGAGATGGCAGGGAGTTAGAGCCGGGAGCAACTAGGTTAGGTCCATATGAAGCAACAGGGGCTGTAGAGGGGCCATCTAAGGATGGAGGTCCTCAAGTAGAACCTGCTTCAGAATCAGCACGTCTTTTAGAAAAGACAATGCACGATCAACTATTAGATACTAACGCAGTAAATGTTCTCCGTAACGCAGTCTTTGAGTCTGCTTTACTTGGCACAGGTATTATCAAAGGCCCTCTAAATTACTACAAAAAAGTACACCGATGGTCTCGTGAAGGCGAGGAAAGGATGTACGATCCTATGGAAAAGGTTGTTCCCCGCTTTGAGTATGTTTCATGTTGGGATTTCCATCCAGACCCCTCAGCCACTAGCATAGACGATTGTGAATATGTCATTCAACGGCACCGTTTAAATCGTCAACAGCTACGTAATTTGACTAACCTACCTTACTTTAATGAAGAAGCAATAGCTGAAGTAATAGTGAAAGGTCCTAATTATGAGGACAAGTATTACGAGGATACTATTAGAGAAGATGAAACAGAGCCGTATTACCAAGAGAATAGATATGAAGTTCTAGAGTATTGGGGTGTTTTAGATTCTAAATTTGCGTATGAAGTAGGTCTAGATTTACCCGAAAATATCAGTGAGTTAGATCAGGTGCAGGTAAACGCTTGGGTGTGTGGCACACAAGTTTTACGTTGTGTATTAAATCCTTTTACCCCAGCACGTATACCGTTTTTTGCTTTCCCGTATGAAATTAATCCTTACCAAATTTGGGGAGTAGGTGTAGCTGAAAACATGGAAGATGCACAGATGCTAATGAATGGTCATGTTCGGATGGCTATTGATAACTTAGCACTTGCTGGTAACCTCGTATTTGATGTTGATGAAGCTAGCCTTGTCCCCGGTCAAAACTTTGATATTTTCCCGGGTAAAATATTTAGACGGCAGTCCGGTGTAACTGGAACGGCAATTAATGGACTGAAGTTTCCAAACACCGCACCAGAAAACATTCAGATGTATCAAATATCGCGTCAGCTTGCTGATGAAGAGACAGGTATCCCTAGCATCATGCACGGTCAGACAGGGGTCACTGGAACTGGGAGAACGGCCTCTGGTCTTTCTATGCTCTTACAATCTGGTTCAGCATCAATAAAAACTGTAATTAAAAATATTGATGATTACTTGTTAAAACCGTTAGGAGAATCTCTCTTCCAATGGAACATGCAATTCAATGATTCCCAACCCGATATTGTTGGTGATTTAGAAATTAAACCTCGTGGCACTGCGGCTGTAATGCAAAAAGAAGTGCGAACCCAGCGTTTAACTTCATTACTGCAAACAGTGGCAAACCCCACTCTTGCACCATTTATTAAATTACCAAATTTAGTGAGAGAAATTGCAATAGCACAAGACATTGATCCAGATCAACTTGTTAATAGTTTAGATGAAGCTCAATTATACGCAGAAATATTAAGAGGTATACAAGGTGCTCAACAAGGACCAAGCCCAGAGGGTGTCGCCCCTAATCAATCACCCACAGTCATGGGAGGCTCTAACCCAGTATCTTCAGGACCTCCACCAGTTGACGCTTCGGGGGTTGGTGACGGCACAATCGGAACGGGAAATGTTCCAGTTGCAGGGGAAGATGGTTTTACTGGAAACCCTTCTATCACTTAAAGAAAATCATAATAAGGTAGTGTCTAATGGCGCGGGTAAGTAATTTAGCATCACAATACTCAGTGTACGATACCCTTATGCGGGGTAGAAGAGCACGACGGGCACAGCGACGGTTTTTTGAAAAACTGCCAACCCCACCAGTGCAAGGTGAAACTATTTCCACCGACGACAGTGGGGTAAGTGTTTCTGGATCTGATGTAGGCCCTATTAGATTCCAAGATTTAACCGGAGTTACTGGTACTTCCCCTTTTGCCACGGGAAGTTTTGCTATGGAACCTGATGGCACTGTCAAGTCTACCGCAGATTCTACTTTAAATGAACTTGTTGCAAGAGGGATAACGCGAGGAGAAGCGGCAACGGCTGATAGCACAGCAGTCAGGGGTTTTGGAATGTTTGGCGACCCCCGTAAAGAAACATCAGATGTTTTATACAGCACGGCTTTATCTGTAGCCCCGCCTGTGCCTTTTTTACCCGACCTTATAGGAGGAACAACTGCGTACGACCCCTACGGAAAAGAGGTGTTTGTTCCCCTAGGAATGTTAGGGTCAATATCCCGAATGAACCTCCGCAAACAGTACGATGTTTACGATAAAATACAGCAAAACCAACCGGGATATCATCAATTTTATCATAAAGGTCAATTACTATCGATTGTTCCTCAAAAACTTACTGCAAATATATCATTAGGGTTTGGAGTGTTGGGAACGTTTAGCGGCGACCCTCAAATGATGCTTAACCGTTACGCCGCAAACTTGGGGTACGACCCAAAAACTGTGGACTTTAATAAAAAAGCTGGAACAAAGGGGTTCGGAAAAGAATTAAAAGCTTTTGTCTATGGTTCTGGGGGACTTACAGAGGATGGAAAGTTTGTAAACAGTAAAGGCGAAACAGCTACAACTCCTCGGGATATTAAAGCTCATCTAGGATTAGTAAATGATATATACGGTGAAGAAGAAACGTTAGACGTAATTAACTCTTTAGGTATGAGTGAATCTGTTAGTGACACGTTAATAGACGCGTTACGTAATGGGGAGTTGGTTGCTAAGGAAGTAATTGTTGACGGAGAAGTTACGGGCTATGCCACTGGAAGTGGAGGTGCTGTTACTACCTCTGACGGAAAACCAGTTAATCAAGGCAGAGCAAATTTCGGAACTGGCGTTATGCCAAAAAGTCAATTTGAAAGTATCCGGGGCAAGATTGCAGAAGATAAACTTGAAGAAGATACCCAAAAGAATAAAGGTGCTTTAGATAGATTAGAACAACGTGCTCAAGCTTCTGTACAACAAGCCGCTTTAGACAGACCAGAAGAATATCAAAGATTCCAAGAAATACTAATCGGAGGGCAAGACGACGATAGTGATAGAGGAAGAGATACAGGACAAACTGATGCAGATGCCGCAGGTGATGCTTCTTACAGCAGTCCTTTCGCAGAGGGTGGACAAGCCCCGGTCGGTCCAGCCAGTGATGCTCCTGTGGTAAATCAAGCTGGGTTTGTAGGACAAGAACCTGAGGGATTACCCGAGGGAATGACTGTAGCAGATGATGTTAATATAGATGTGCCAGAAGGAACTTTTATTCTTAATGCCGCCGCTGTTGAGTTCATGGGATCAGCCGATGTTAAAAAAATGATATTAGAGGCTGTCGCTGAAGCTGAAAAGCAAGGTATTGACATAAATCAAGATGACACTAAAATATCTAGAGAGGACTTAGTGTCTTTAGCCGTTTCACGCGGTGAAGTTGTGATACCTCCTGAACTAGCCAAAGTAATTGGATACGATAGATTAAATAAAATAAATAACCGGGGTAAAGCAGAGGTTGAAAAGCGTGTTCAAGAAAATGGGCAAGCCCCAGAACAAGCAGTTCAAAGTGCGGCTATGGGCGGGGATACTAGACTTGATTTAGAAGACATTACTCATTACCGTAAATTTAAAAATCCAAACATAAGTTTATTAAATTACTTTGAGCAAGCTGGATCAGCTATTACTAGAAATACGGACGCTATGGAAAAAGCGTTTAGCTATTCTACAAATTACCGTGAAATGCACAACACGTCAGATAAAATTGAAGATACTTTTAGGCACGGTTTAGTAGGAGGACTTTACGGCCCTTTAGGAAGAGCATACGCCGATTTTAAAGAAGTAGAACACATTTACGGAACTCAATCCGCTATTGATGCTTATAGTGAAGATAACCCTCTTCGTGGCTCTTTTTTAAATCCTGTAACAAAAAAAATGGACATAAGTGAATTACAAGCAATAAATAAAGAATCAAAAATTGATTTAGAAAATAACAAGTATGGCGGTATTCTCCGTCAACAAATTCCAGATGAAAAAGAATTTGTCCGGGCTTTTGAAAGGATAATGGATATTGTTCGGACTGAGGGTATTGGTAATGTACCTTCGCTTTACGATGAAAATGGTAAGGAAGTACGTCTCCAACTTAGCATTGCACCGTAACGTAAAGACATATAATTTTTAAACGGCCACCCAGTAATTCCACTGGCACCGTAACCTACGGCTACCCTCAGCCATGAGGCCCCGTGAGATAGGAGATTAAAATGGCAAAACAAAAAGGCCACCGTGCCAATAAACCCAACGATAGCTTTGGTGCTATTAATGATGAAAACCTTTATCGTGGCAAATACCGGGAGGAGGTTTATAAAGATGAGGATGAGGTTCAAGAATCAGAAGAAGCAACTAGTGGGTCGGACCCCTCTGCACAAGAGGCTACTCCAGACAATAAAACAAGTTTTGCTGAACCGATGCAAGAATCTGAGTCTAACTACAAAAAACGTTACGACGATTTAAAACGCCACTATGATTCAAAACTTGATGAGTGGAAACAGGAACGTGATGAACTTGTAGCTAACCAAAACAGCGGTAAAAATGACGGAATTTCTGTCACAGAGTTACCTAAAACTGCGGAAGAGCTTGAACAGTTCAAACAAAAGTATCCTGATGTTTATGGAGTTGTTGAAACAATTTCACACATGCAAGCAGAGAATAAAGTTAACTCTCTTAAAGGTGAAATTGAACAGTTACGAGGACGAGAAAAAGAGCTAGAAATTAATAGTGCGTACAAAGAACTATTATCTGTGCATCCTGATTTTGTTACTTTAAAAACTGATGAAACCTTTTTACAGTGGTTAGATGAACAGCCTCAAACATTACAAGATGGCATATACAAAAATAACACCGACGTTAAATGGGCAGTCCGTGTAATTGACTTGTATAAGGCTGACAAGGGTTTAAACAAAAAGCAACGTTCAAAACGTTCTGATCCTGCTTTAGCAATTACAAAACCAACTGCTAAAGACGTTGTTAACGAAAAAGACAATGACAAACGAGTTTGGAACGCTTCTGAAATTGCTAAATTAAAACCGTGGGAATTTGATAAGCTTGAAGCTGAAATAGATTCTGCACGAGCGGAAGGCCGCATAAACTTTAATTCATAAATAACTATCTCAAACGAGGAAGTATACAATGGCTATAGGTACAGCCGCCGGCTACGGCAACTTACCTTCAGGCAACTTTCTACCAGAAATTTATTCTCAGAAAGTACTGAAGTTTTTCCGTCGTGCCTCTGTCGTGGAAGATATCACCAACACTGATTACGCTGGTGAGATTGAAAACTTTGGAGACACAGTTCGTATAATTAAAGAGCCTGTGCTCACTGTATCAGCATACACTAGGGGTGCTGTGGTAAACCCACAAGACCTTGCTGATGATCAGATCACAATGGTTGTGGATCAAGCAAATGCTTTTGCATTTAAGATCGACGACATTGAAGAGCGTCAGAGCCACGTCAACTTTGAAGCTCTTGCTACATCTTCTGGTGCATTTGCACTGAAGCGTAAGTATGACTTCAATGTTCTACAAGCTATGTCTGATGGGGCCGGTATCGCTGGTTCACTATCAACAGGATCAACAGCACCATCTGCATTGACTACTACAGACGCCACCAACCTTGGAACAGCAAATGCTCCAATTAACGTTGCGGGTAACAACGGTGACAATGCAATTAATCTAATGCTTGCTATGGCTCGTGCGTTGGATGATCAATCAATTCCAGAAGAAAACCGTTGGTTTGTAGCTAACCCAGCTTTCTACGAGAATCTGTTTGGTGCTGGAGCTAAATTTGCAGAAGTACAAGTAACAGGTGACGCAACATCACCACTGCGTAACGGACTAGTTATGCAGGGTAACATTGCTGGATTTGCTTGTTACAAGACAACTGCACTTAACTCTACAGGCGGCACAGATCAAATTGTATTGACTGATGCCACAGCTACACTGGCTACAGATGGTAGTGAAAACGTCGTTCTTGCTGGACATATGTCCTCAACTTCTACAGCTTCACACATTGCAAAGACAGAAGTAGTTCGTTCAACTGAAAGCTTTAGCGATATTGTTCGTGGACTTCATGTGTTTGGTCGTAAAGTATTACGTCCAGAGGCTATCGTCCGTGGCGTTATCGACTTTGCATAATAGGAGATGATTAATGGCTACTTATGATCGTACCGTTACCGGGGGTGGCACTGTTGGTCATCCCGGTGTTGTACAACGCCCTTACGTTATCACTTCACCAGTTTATGATGCTGTGGACAACACATCGCTTGCTGGTTCCGATGTGGTAAAACTAATCGACCTACCTGCTGACAGCATCGTTATCGGTGGTGCACTAGAGGTCTTGGAAGCGTCTGGAAACGCGAACGTCACTTTGGATGTAGGTGTCTCTACAGATGTAGACTCACTTGTTGATGGAGGTGCCTCTAATGCCGCCGCTATAATTCAGTTTAATCTGAAAGCGACTGGCGTTAACATGGTTACTTCTGCTGACGCAATCCAAGTCACAGTTCTTGATTCTGGATCTTCGGGAACTACTGCTTTGCGTTTCCGTGTACACGCAATCATAGCAGATGTTTCTGTTAACCCCGTAGAATCAGCAACGGTATCTACTGGAACTTGATGATGATAGCCCCCTTCGGGGGGCTTGACTCTTACACGTAATCACTATAAACTCGCGTTAAGCCTTCCGGGGGTAACCTACATGCAACCTATGGGATATACCGACAGATTTGCGATGGCCCGTCAAAAGGCCGCAAAGGGCGGTAAAAAAACTAAAAGTAAAGGTAAAATTTGTCCTGAAGGTAAAGCTTGGGCAAAACGCACCTTTGATACATACCCGTCAGCATATGCAAACCTAGCCGCATCAAAATACTGTAAAGATCCTAATTACGCTAAAAAGTCCAAGGGCGGCAAGCGTAAGGGCAAATAATGAAAAAAGACCCTAAAGTAGGAACAGGCAAAAAACCTAAGGGTAGTAGTCGTAGACTGTACACAGATGAAAATCCTAAAGATACAGTTCCAATAAAATACGCTACTGTGCAGGATGCACGAGACACAGTAAAACGTGTTAAAAATAGCGGTAAATCTTTTGCACGTAAAATACAAATACTTACCGTTCTTGAACAACGTGCTAAGGTAGCTGGTAAAACAGAACAAGCTAAAATAGCAAAACGCGGTAAAGAAGCAATTAGACGCGCACGTAAAAAGGCATAATATGGGACAACTTAAACAGTGGTTAAAACAAGAGTGGGTCCGTATTGGAACAGACGGTAAAATAAAAGGGCCTTGTGGAACATCCAAAGATAAGAAAAACCCTGATCGTTGTTTACCCAAAAAGAAAGCGCAAAGTTTGTCCCAGAGCGAGAGAGCTAAAACTGCCCGTAAGAAAAAGGCGGCGGGTGCTAAGGGCAAAACTGTTGTATCTAATACACGACGAGCAAAAGTAAGGACCGGACGTGGCAAGACGAAAAAACGTTAGTCTATCTGTTAAACGGGGCGAAAAGCGTTCTGTAAAGCAGGGTGCTGGACTCACTGCAAAAGGTCGTGCTAAATACAATAGAGAAACAGGGTCAAACTTAAAAGCTCCCGTAACAGGTAAAGTAAAACCGGGAAGTAAGGCCGCTAAACGACGTAAGAGTTTTTGTGCTCGTTCTAAGAACTGGAAAGGGGAGCGGGGTCTTGCGGCTCGGCGTAGATGGAAATGTTAATGAAATACGATATGGTATCTCTAGAGGATCAGCTTATTACACATGAAGGTCTTGAATTAAAGCCATACCAATGCACTGCTGATAAGCTAACTATTGGAGTAGGTCGTAACATTGAAGATCGTGGTATTACAGAAGATGAGGCGCGGTATCTTCTTAAGAACGATATCAAGATTGTAGAAGATGAATTACTTAGTAAAAAGCCGATGGTTGCTGAACTTGATGCTGTTCGTCAACGAGTGCTTGTAGACATGGGCTTTAATCTAGGCATTCCAACTTTGCTCAAGTTTCAAAACATGTGGTTAGCTATTGAGCAAGAAGACTTTATTCAAGCCAGTATTGAAATGATGGATAGCCGCTGGGCGCGTCAAGTTGGGCAAAGAGCACATAAGCTATCAGAAGCTATGCGTATCGGTGAGTGGCCCTAATGCCTATTTTAGATGGAACAACTGCTAAAATAAGAAGCATAGGGGTTAAGTTAACATCAACGAACCAAACTACTGTTTACACTTGTCCATCAAACTATACGGGCGTAATAAAGTTAATTCACGTAGGAAACATAGCTGGTAGTAACGCCGACATAACTTTGGAGTGGACAGACAGTTCTGCTTCTGCAACTTACAAGATTACTAATACTACAACAGTAAATACAAAACTTTATCTACAATTATCAGAGGGGTTTTTTATTTTTAATGCTGGAGACACTCTAAAAGCAACTGCATCTAGTGCTGATGCTCTTGATGTAATTGTGTCTGTAGAAGAGTTGTTTACACCCGGAGTAACTTAAATGACGTACTTACAATTGGTAAACGCTGTTTTATTAGAACTAAATGAGGTTGTAATTACATCTGTTGCTTCTACACGAGGCATTCAAAGTGCTGTAAAAGATTTAATTAATAAAGCACAAAAAGATATTATTAATTCAGAGGTTGAGTGGCCTTTCACTTACTCATCAAACACCATAACGACATCGTCTGGTACTGGAGAGTACAGTCTTCAAACTGACTTAAAAACTTTAAATGAAGATGCTGTAATACTCAACCCGGGCGGAACCAAGCCTCTTAAATTACTTAAGTTTCTAAGTTACGACGAATACAATCAATCTTACTTAGCACTTAATAGTGATCCCGGGGATGATCATTTAGCTGAACCTGAGAGATTCTATCTTACTCCAGATTTAAAGTTGGGTTTATACCCAGAGCCAAATGCTACATACACAATTAATTATGAGTACTACGCTACTCACAGTGATTTAAGTGCTAACACCGATACCCCAATAATTCCAGAACGTTTTCACGATGTTATTGTGAACAGAGCTAAATACTATGCTTACGTATTACGTTCAGATTTGCAATCTGCTCAACTAACAGAACGAGATTACAAAGAAGGTTTAGCCCGAATGAGAGTTGAACTTATTAACCGTAAAGATTACTTTAGAGCCGTATAATGCCAGATACTTCTGCTATTAGTCCTTATGTAGTTAGACTATCGGGTGGTTTAGTTTTAAATAAAGATACGTTTTCTTTGCCACCCGGTGCGGCGTTAGAGCTACAAAACTTTGAACCTGACATAGCGGGGGGCTATCGTCGTTTAAACGGTTTTACTAAGTTTAATACCAACATAGTCCCGCAGACTTCTGCCTCAACAGAAAAAATACTAGGCATTGCAATCTATAAAACAAAAGTTGTTGCATCGCGTGGTGAAAAAGTATTTACGGGAACAAGCGGGTCCGGTAGCTGGACTGAGATTGACAGTGGCAGAACAAGTGCTGGACGGTATGACTTTGCTGTATTTAATTTTGATGGGACGGAAAAGATAGTTTGGTGTGACGGTGCTAATCGTGCATCTATTTACAATGACTCATCCGTAACAGACATAAGTGCGTCTCCCGCTCCTAGTAACCCTTCTCTTTGTGCAGTATTTAAATCACATTTGTTTTTATCTGGTGCATCTGCTAATCCGTCTGAAGTCTTTTTTAGCGCACCATTTGATCCAACAGACTTTACGCCCGCTAGTGGCGGCGGATCGTTTAGAACCGAAAGCCCTGTCGTTAAGTTACGAGTGTTTCGGGATAGGCTCATAGTATTTTGTAAAGATGAGATATATCAACTGGCAGGAGAGTCTGTTGCTAATTTTCAACTTGCACCCATCACGCGTAAGATAGGATGTTCAGATGGTTTCAGTGTTCAAGAGATCGGTGGTGATTTAATCTTTTTAGCACCGGACGGTTTACGTACGGTAGCTGGTACAGAAAAAATTGGTGATACAGAATTGGGTACTGTGTCTAAACAAATACAAACTAGATTAGATGGTATTTCTTTAGAACGTATTTCATCTTTAGTAATTAGAGAAAAATCACAGTATCGACTGTTTTTTCCCACTGATGCTGGTCCGACTGCTAAAGCCGCTGGTGTAATAGGCGTAATAAAAGCCGGGGAACAGGGCGGTATAGGTTTTGAGTATGCTGACTTAATAGGTCTAAAGCCTACGTATGCAACTTCTGGTTTTATTAGTAATGTAGAGACAATACTACATGCAGGATACGATCATTATGTTCATCAACAAGAGTCAGGTAACACCTTTGACGGAACAAATATAAAAGCTATTTATCGTTCCCCCGACCATACGATGGGAGATCCCGGTTTACGAAAGTCTATGCAACGTGTGATTTGGAATTACACGAATGAAGGGGGTGTGAACACCACATTCAGATTGCTTTACGACTTTGACGCGGCAGATGTTCCACAGCCTGATCCTTACGATTTAGCTATTGGTGGTGCTTTTGCAATATACGGTGCTACACAATCTACGTATGGTACTGCAACTTATGGTGCGTCAGGAGCACCTCTAGCACGACAAACGGTTGAAGGTGGCGGCTTTGTAGTCGGTTTACGTTTAGAAGATAGTGCAGGAGTTGATCCTATTTCTGTAAAAGGTTATCAAATTGAATTTACTCCCGGAGGAAGAAGATAATGGCGGGATACACTAGGCAGTCCTCGTATTCTGACGGCGACACTATAACAGCGGCACACTCAAATGATGAGTTTAATCAGGTTCTTTCCGCTTTTAATAATTCTACTGGACATAAGCACGATGGGACGGCGGCTGAGGGACCTGTAATTGGTCTAATAGGCGACCCGGGTGTAACTACACCTCTAAATAAAGTTGTAGTAGACAACACTAATAATCGAGTAGGTGTGTTCGTAGATGCGGGCGGTGCGGGTTCTACTGTAGAACAGGTTCGTTTTCAAGATGGTGCAATTGTTCCCGTTACAGATAACGATGTGGATTTAGGTACTAGTTCTGTAGAGTTTAAAGATGCGTTCTTTGATGGCACTGTGACCACAGACGCGCTTGTAGCAGACACAGCGAACATAGATGGAGGTTCTGTAGACGGAATTACGTTAGGTACAAATAGTGCTGTAACACAGGCTGTTATTGACAACATCAATATTGACGGTGCAACAATCGGACACACCAGTGATACTGACTTGATGACTCTAGCTTCTGGTGTAGTCACCGTTGCTGGTGAAGTTAGTATGACTACGTTGGATATTGGTGGCACCAACGTTACTGCTACAGCCGCTGAACTGAATATCATGGATGGTAATACTTCTTCTAGTAGCACCACCGTAGTAGATGCCGATCAAATCATTCTAAATGACGACGGCACGATGAAACAGATAACTGTCGCTGATCTTAAAACTTACACAGGTGGTGCGATTACATCAATAGGTGCCGTAGACTCTGGGTCAATAACAAGTGGTTTTGGAAACATTGATACTGGGTCAAGTACTATTACTACTACGGGAGCTATTACTGGGGGTTCTGTGACTGCCGATGACGTAGCTTTAGATGGCAAGGTCATTACTTTAACTGGTTCTACTGACGATACTGCAACGCTAACGGCAGGAACAAATGGCACGTTAGATATCACAACTACGGATGCCTCCGCCGCCGCCGCTAATATAACTATAACAGCCGACGGAACGGCAGAGCTTGCGGGCACTACAGTAACACTTAACTCTAGTGGCGGGGTTGTACTTGATGCGGATGGCGGAACTATAACGTTTTCTGATGGGGGTTCGTCGTTAGGAACTGTAACATCCAGCGGGTTTACTGGTAATGTCGTTGGAAATGTAACTGGTAATATTAACGGTAATTTAACGGGCACTCTTCAAACTGCGGCACAGACAAACGTAACTTCTTTAGGAACTTTATCGGCTTTAACTGTAGACGATGTTACGGTTGATGGTAAAGTAATTACCCTCACTGGTTCGACTGATGATACGGCTACAATTACCGCCGGTACAAACGGTACGTTGGCTATTGCAACAACGGACACTGCCGCCGCCGCCGCTAATATTTCAATTACCGCTGATGGTACAGCAGAACTTGCAGGTACAACAGTCACGCTTAACTCCAGTGGTGGAGTTACGCTAGATGCTGATGGCGGCACAATTACTTTTGCCGATGGCGGTTCTTCATTAGGCACCGTAACGTCAGACGGATTTACGGGTAATGTTGTTGGAAATGTAACGGGTAATATCAACGGTAATTTAACAGGTACTCTTCAAACAGCGGCACAAACTAATATTACTTCAGTAGGAGCGTTAGACGGCGGCTCTATTACAAGCGGCTTTGGTGCTATAGATAACGGTGCTAGTGCTATCACCACCACGGGTGTAATTACTGGCGGCACTGTTGAGGCTACCGGAGATACCTCCGCTGGTGACAATGCGGCTATGGGTTTTACATCGACAGAGGGTTTGATTCTTACAGGACAAGGTTCTACTAACGACGTAACAATCAAAAACGATGCTGACGCAGATGTAATTGAGATCCCCACAGGCACAACTAATGTTACCATAGCGGGTGGTTTGACTGTGGGTGCTGTTGCGACAGCTAAGACAGACACAGATACGTCGAATACGGGCAGTGTCACGTTAGACTTTTCTGCCAACCAAAATTTTGTTTTGACACTGACAGGTAACGTCACGTTGGCTAACCCGTCCACTGAGACGGTTGGTCAATCGGGCTTTATTGTGTGCATACAAGACTCTACTGGAGGTAGAACATTGAGTTTGGGGACAGACTACGAAACAGCCGCTGGTGCAGGGATAACGCTCTCCAGTGCCGCAAGCACTACAGACATCATTCCGTATGTCGTAGCGGCATCAAACCGCATCCTTTTGGGTGCTCCACAGTTGGCGTTTAGTTAATGAGTGGCCCATTCGGTTCATCACAATGGATGTACGCATCCGGTGGCTTCTACCCGAAGACCATCAATGGGTCTCTGCGGTTTAATGATGACGATTCAGCATTATTAAGCAGGACACCATCATCTGCTGGCAATCGAAGAACTTTTACAATCAGCTTCTGGGCAAAAAAAGGTGTAGGTGGTTTTGAAACTATCTTCCGAGCAAACCTGACAACTAACAACTATGAAGCAATCCAGTTTACAAGCGACGATCAATTAAGGCTGTTTGGGCATCCAGATAATTCAAACATTAATTGCACAACAAATGCAGTGTTGCGTGATCCATCTGCTTGGTATCACTTTGTTTTTGAAGTTGATACCACACAAGCAACAGCATCAAATCGTGTAAAAATATATATCAATGGTTCATTACAATCTTTAAGCACTGCGACTTATCCGTCACAAAACGCAGACTTAAACATTAATAATACAACGGTTCATCATTGGTCTGGCGAAGGAAGTTATGATGGCTATTTAGCCGAAGTATTTCTTATTGACGGCACAGCCCATGACGTTGACGCTTTTGGTGAAACTAAAAACGGCATCTGGGTTCCCAAGAACATTACATCCTCCAACTTCACAATGGGGACGAATGGCTTCCATCTGACGTTTGAAGATGACACAACTGTAGAAGCGTTCAACACGGTCTTGTATGAGGGCAACGGCGGCACACAGTCTGTCACAGGAACCGGCTTTGAACCCGATTTTGTTTGGATCAAAAACAGAGACAACGCCGATGATCACTATCTGTATGATTCTGTTCGTGGCCCACTCATTGGTTTGAATTCCAACCAAACCATTGCCGAAGTAAATAGCTCTAATGACCTTTCGTCTTTTGACTCTGATGGCTTTACTGTTGGCTCTGACGGCGGCTTAAATAGAGATGACCAATCAATTGTAGCTTGGTGTTGGGACGCAGGTGGAACATCACAGACCGCTACATATGTAGTTAAGGTTGTGTCTGACAGTGGAAATAAATATCGCTTTGATGACTTTGGAACTAGTGCAATTACTTTAGAGTTATCTGAAGGTGGCACATATCGTTTTGATCAATCAGATAGTTCAAACTCAGGACACCCTCTCCGTTTTTCAACAACATCAGATGGAACTCACGGTAGTGGCTCTGAATACACCACAGGTGTTACAACAAACGGAACACCCGGATCATCCGGTGCTTACACAGAAATTACCGTAGCTTCTGGTGCACCGACTCTTTATTACTATTGTACTAATCACTCTGGCATGGGCGGTCAGGCAAATACTCCATCTACAAAGGGGTATACAAATGTTAAGGGAACTATTCAGTCAAAAGTTGTTGCAAGTGATACCACTGGGTTCAGCATCGTTAGCTACACTGGAAACGGTTCTAATAACTCAACAGTGGGGCACGGACTGTCCTCTACGCCTTCTTGGGTCTTAACTAAAAGTAGAACTAGCGGAACAGATAACTGGTCAGTCTGGCACTCAGGTTTAACAAGCATCCAATATTATCTTTCTCTTAACACTACAGATAAGGAAACATCTGGAAGCGATAGATTTGGAACAAACGATCCTACCAGTTCAGTAATGAATCTTGGATATGCTGGATCAACTAACTCTAATGGTGCTAACTACATTATGTACTGTTGGACAGAAACTACTGGCGTGTCAAAGTTTGGGAGCTACACTGGACAGCCAAATATAACAACGGGATTTAAGCCTGCATTTATTTTAATAAAAAATATAACAGACAATGGAACTGATTGGGTTCTTTGGGACAATACCAGAAACGCTGATAACGGTAATAGGATATCAAGGCCAAACTTAGCTAACACCGATGCGTCTGAAACAATTGACATAAGTAACACAGGATTCACAGCAGGAACAGGATCATACGTTGGGGCTTCAGGAAAAACCTACATCTACATGGCTTTCGCAGACACAAGAGATGCGGCTTTCTGGCTCGACTCCAGCAGTAACGACAATGATTTTCAGCACGTTAATGTAGATCACAACGATACCGTCAGTGATTCACCTACGGACAATCACGCTACCCTCAATCCATCTAGTAATCCTATGGGTGCAACTTTATCTGATGGAAATCTAAAAGCAGTCAATGTTCAAAATGACAAGTGTTATTTTTCAACGATAGCCATGAAAGATGAAAAGTTTTATTTTGAAGTCACTTTGACGAATCAGGGCAACCGCAACTTAATCGGTATAATTAACTCAGACGTCAAACCCCATACTACCGATCCGACATCAGACTCCATATCGATGTACGCCCAACAGGGAAATGACAGGGATAGAGATGAAAACGGCGAGGGATCAAGCAGTTCTACTGGAACTTGGTCAACCGGAAATGTAATTACATTTGCAGTGGATTTAACCACAGGGAAAATTTACGTTGGCAAAAATGCCGCGCCTAACACGGCCGGAACACCGAATAAATCAGACTTAAATACCTCGCTTTCGTATCTTGTGTTCTGTCAAGAATCTGGTTCTTCCGTTTCAACAAATACCTTTAACTTTGGTCAGTCATCTTTCGCCCACACACCGCCCGATGGTTTTGTTGCACTCAGCACCGCCAATCTTCCAGCCCCTGCCATTGACCCAGCCCAAGGAGAGAACCCAACGGAATATTTCAACACACTCACTGAGACAGGAAATACTGCCACAAGTAGAGCATTTACAGGGGCAGGATTCCAGCCGGATTGGTTATGGTCAAAATCGAGGAGCGCAACACGAAGTCATGCGTTATTCGATTCAGTACGAGGTGTGACAAAGTATCTTGCGGCAAATTCAACAGATGCTGAATTATCGTCGCCCAGTTCTGGTTTTTTAAGTAGCTTTGATGCAGACGGCTTCACCGCAACGCAAGGCTCATCAAATTTTCAGAATTTAAATAATAATAGTGAAACCTACGTTTACTGGTTGTGGAAAGCTGGGACAAGTTTTTCTAATGATGCGAGTGCGACAGGTGTAGGCACGATAGATTCTACAGGAAGTGTCAGTACAGAGGCTGGCTTTAGTATTATTTCCTACACCGGAACAGGCTCTAATGCCACAGTAGGGCATGGACTTGGGGCTGTTCCCGAATGGATAATTTTTCGTGACAGAAATAACACCAATGATTGGGGAGTGTACCATGTTGGTTTAGGAAACACCGATTTTATAAAACTCAATAGCAATGGCGCAAACCTTGATGAAGCAACGCTCTTTAATGACACAACGCCAACGTCTAGTGTGTTTAGTTTGGGAAGTGCCAATATAGCAAATAACACAGGAGCGACTATAGCGTACTGCTTTGCACCAAAAGAGGGTTATTCCAAGTTTGGAATCTATGATGACAATGTAATCGGGAGCGATTACGAGAACACCTCCCCGTTTGTTTACACCGGATTCAGACCAGCATGGTTGATGATCAAAGGAACCAGTGCTGGGCGTGATTGGGTTATTTATGATAATAAGCGTACACCGGATGATGGTGTGTATCTTAGGGCAAATGAAAGTGCGGCAGAACAAACAGATGCGACGAACCATGATGTTTCATTTTTAAGCAATGGGTTTAAGATTCGTGGTGGTTCTGGTGATATAAACACAACCAATGAATCGTATATTTATATGGCATTTGCCGATCAACCGTTAAAATTTGCCAACGGAGGCACAGAATAATGTGGGTTCACGCAGGAAAAGTAATTAGAGTCGGGAGGTCGTGGACTTCTGTTGATGGAATTAAACATCCTTCCAATTGGAACAACTGGACAGATGAAGAAAAAGCGGCGGCAGGTTTAACTAACGACACTTCTTTAGATCCAAAATCCTATGACAATCGCTTCTACTGGGGGTGGAATGCCGAAAAAACGTCACTCATCGAACGATCTCTTGCAGACATCAACGAGGTTGACTCCGAAGGAAATCCCATCTTGGATAAAAAAGGAAATCAAGTCATCACAAGAGGACTCAAGTACACCGCCATCCAACGATGCAAAGAAACAGCGAGAAGCCGCTTACAATCGTCTGATTGGCTCGTTACGAGACAGGCAGAGACGGGAAAACAGGTATCAAGTACCATACTGGATTACCGAGCGGCTGTACGCACTGCGTCGGGAACTATTGAAGATAAAATAAATGCGTGTGATACGTTGGCAAAGTTTATGGCTTTGTACGATGTGCCTGTTGACAAAGATAATAATGTGACAGGCAACGCACCCATTCATGATTGGCCTGAAGAACTGTGAAATTACAGCAAGAGCATAGTTTAGAAATGGAAACAAAACTTCAGTTAGAAAGACATGAAGCGGAGTGTGCCATTCGTTATAGTTACGTGCAAGACAAGCTAGAGGGTCTTGACAAAAGACTATGGCGATTGGAGGCGATGGTGATGATGTCTACTGTTGCAGTCATTTCGGCTGTGGTTGCACTCATTACGCAGGTGGTGTAGTGATTTTTGAAGCGATAGCCGCAGTCAAGATAGCCAACGATGCTATCGGTGCTATTAAAGAATTTGCGGGTCATATTACCTCTGTTGGTGAACTAGGCCCACAACTAACTAAACTTGCTGACGCAAAAGAACAAATTGAAAGAAAAGCAAAAGGCGGTGACATGGAAGCCTTCTTTGAGCTTGAAAAAATTAATCAGCGTGAAGCTGAAATTAAACAATTATTTATTTACAGTGGTCGTGCCGGCCTCTGGAATGACTACCAAAAATTTATCGCCACTCGGAAACAATTGAAAGAAAATGAGCGTAAAAGAATTGCACAAGCGAAAGCCCGTAAGAAGCAACAAATTAAAGAAATCCTTATTAGTGCTGGCATTATACTCGGCACTCTTTGTGCCGTTGGGATATTTATTTACGCACTAGTGTGGTTCATGAACTTTAAAGGTAAATTGTGATAACGTGGTTCATGGTCGTGATTATTGCGATGGACACAGGAGTTAAGTACTTTCCAAACGGGGTGTACACAACGATGGCTAAGTGTTTTGAAGCTAGAGAGGTGTTTATGAAAACTGCACCTCAACCTAAAATTAACTATGAGGCAGTATGTATCCAAACGGATAAGCTGAAAATATAATGTGGATTGTAGTCGGAATGCTGTATACGTTTATCCAACCGGGAATTATGCAGTTACATGTAGTAAAAGAGTATGAAACTCCCCAGCAATGCTGGATGGAGGCAAAAGCAATTATGGGCGATTCAATTAGCCCTGACCATATGGCGTGTATACCTCAATTTAAACCTCTAGAAGAAGGTGAAGAAGTTGCAGAACTACGGGGTATTTTGACATGATATGGGGAACCGTATTATCAGGCGTAGTTAGTCTTGCTAAAGATTGGATGGACGGCAAGGTTAAAGAGCATAAAATTAAAAGAGATGTAAAGCTAGAAAAATTAGCAGATAAGTCAGAGTGGGAAAAAATTGCTTTAAATAACTCAGGGTGGAGGGACGATTTCTTTACAATTGTCTTAACATTCCCTATACTAGCTATAGCATACGCTGTAACTTTTGACGATCTTACCGTTATTACCCGACTCCATGAGGGCTTTGCCGCTCTCAAAGCTTTACCAGAATTTTATCAGGGTCTTCTTTATGTAAGTGTACTTAGTGCATTTGGGTATAAAGTAGGCGATGCGATATTAAATAAGATAAAGAAGTAAGATATGGCAACGCAAGCAGAAATCATTCAAGAAATTAAAAAACCAGAAGAGCTTGTTTCACAAGTAAAAGAACAGGCTGATATTACTTCTGTTGATCCAAAGTTACCTGCTGGAACAGCGTTTACGCCCACTGAAAAAAAATTAGAAGAAGGTGAGACAATCACAACTGATGTGACTACACCTGATTTAACAATTACCCCTCAGCAAACTAAAGTAGATAATTTAGAAGTTCCTGTTCCTCAAAAAGTATCAGCGGCGTTTTACGAGAATTACGCGTCACCTAACACCCCGGAGGCTACAACAACACAAGGTAAGTTATCCCAAGAAGCTTTAATTGGGGATATTGTCGGAACAGTATCTGAACAAAGTCTTGTGGATGCAGAACAAGGCGTTGTTTCTGAAAAGTCTACTATTAAATACCAACTGGGGGAGTTATTCAAATCATTTGAAGAGGGCAAACCTCCTCCCCCTTGGGCGGCACCAGCGGTAAGAACCATAGGTGCCATGATGGCACAACGAGGTCTAGGGGCAAGCTCTATGGCGGCGGCGGCTATTACCCAAGCGGTGATGGAAGCTGGTATTCCTATTGCGTCTCAAGATGCTCAACTATACGCTACTTTAGATTTAACTAACCTTAGTAATCGCCAACAGGCAACTTTACAAAATGCCGCGCTTTATGCCGCAATGGATAAATCTAATTTAGACTTCCGTAGACAGGCGGCTGTGACAAATGCACAATCGTTTTTAAATTTAGACATGCAAAACCTGTCACTAGAACAGAGGGCTTTGGAGTTAAATTTTCAAACCGAAACACAAAAAATGTTTACAGATCAGGCGGCAGTCAATGCCTCTCGTCAATTTAACGCAACTTCTCAAGCGCAAGTAGATCAATTTTACGCTGAAATGCAAGTTCAAGTTGCTAACGCCAACGCCAATAGACTTGCCGCTCAAGAGCAATTTAATGTCAATGAAGGCAATGCTATGAAACAGTTTGTTGCTTCTGTTAATGACGCAAGAGATAGGTTTGAAACACAGCTTGCGGTTCAAATAGATCAATCAAACGCTGTGTGGAGACGAGACATTAATACAGCAAATACTGCTCTTCAAAACGAAACTAACAGAATTAATACACAAAACTTACTTAACATAACTCAATCGGCTCAAAACAAACTTTGGCAGAAGTACCGTGATGAAGCGGCGTGGATATTTAATATGTCAGAAAGTGCCGTACAACGAGAACATGAGCTAGGCATGTTAGCAATGGAAATAGCTGAAAATCAGGATGTCTACGATACGCAGTTACGTAATGGTCTTGCTGGGGAACTAGGTAAAGCCGCGATTAGAACTATATTTGGTTAGGAAAATACTCATGAGTTTATTTAAGAAAGCAATAACAAACGGGTATAATGCGTACGTAGGAAGTGGGGCCTTTGGGTCGGGCTATGTTCAAAGTGCTGTTAGTGCTTTTCAAAACTTTGATGCGACGTATTCAGCAGGAGGTGCTGGGGGCAGTAGTTTACTTGGTTTCGGCTATCAAGCCATTAAAGGCACAGGTAAGGATCTTGCTACAGGTTTTGCAACAAAAGCACTAGGTGGAGGCGGGGGTGGTCAACCTCAAGGTTATCAGTTACCCCAACAGAGCACTCTTCCTTTAAATTTTCAATCAGGCGTAGCCGCCGCAAGGGGTCGTTCTACGCAGACTGATGCGTACTTTCAGAACGCTGACCCCCGCGTATTAAACGGTATTTTTAGAACTTTAAATAGTCGTGTACCCACCATTAAAGCTTCTGTTAGTAGAATAACCGCTGTAACTCCTAGCACAAAAGACCTAACTACAAAGTTAGGCACAGCTAATATTTCAAGAATTAAAAAGTGAGATAAACTATGGATCGCACTGGCCCTACTCCAAAAATTAATCCAGATAGAATGCAAAAAGCTATTCCCGGATGGTCTCTAACACAAGAGCCACAAAAATGGAATTGGGAAAGTCCTCCACAACAAACTGACCCCAACGCTGTTGTTTCTAACATTTTAGATCAGATGGAACAGCCAGAAGTAGAGGCTACTTTTGGAAAGCTTATGTTAGCAGGTGTGTCTGCTGAAGAGATTGCAACGTCCATATCTATGGCGGGGTTTATGTACGGGGAGTTTTCTGTAGACGTAGCTGAATTAATTAAACCTCAAATTGCGTTTTATCTTATGGGTATGGCAGATAAATACGGTATTCCTGCACATTTGTACGCGAAGGACTCTGATGCTGTGCCTGATGAAGGTATGTCTGATGAAACAATTCTTGACTTAATGAAAGTTAGGAATCCTGATTTGTATGAGTTTATGTTGGATCGTGACAATGCAATAACAGCGAAAGCACAGGCTGGTATGAAAAAACCACCTAGTGAACCCCGCATACCTTCTGGATTTATTGATGCGGAGCTACAGGAAGGAGATGTTGTAGAAGTGACTGAGCCTGAGGAGAATGAAGATGTTGGGTAGTTTTTTAACAGCTTTTGCGGCAGGTGCGGTTGGAGAGTACAATGACCGTGGAATAATCTACGACACAAAGACGGGTAAATTTACATCCGCCGCTGAACGTCAGGCTGAACAAGAAAGAACAGCGGCTATAGAGCAACAACTAATAGAACAACAGCAAAAGTTATTTGAAGAACAGGTAAGAGTAGCGGCTGATGTTGAGAAACAAAGACAACTAGATGCTTTAGACCAAGTACAACGTGATCAAGAAAGAGAAACTGCTTTAGCTGAAGTACGAAGGTTAGATGCTCTGTACAACATTCAACCTTCTCGTGGAATTCCGTTTCCTGAAGGTCTTGCTGACAGACGTGTGCCTATTATAGACTTTAGTGTTGGTCCTGATAACAAAATAATAGAGAGAACTCTACCTGTAAGCCAAGACCTAGCAGAGGCCCGTGCTCAATATTTAAATGAGACTATTGGAAAAGAGACGGACCAAGTTTTCTATTCTATGTATGACTCCGAAAAAAACGGTCATGTAATTAAATCTGCTAAAAGGTCAATACCTCCCATGTCGTATGACGCGGCACTAGCACTAGCACAAGATCTCGCCAATAAGTTGAACGAAAATACGGACACAACTTTCAAGGCGACGGTAGGCATAGAACAAAAAAACGGAAAACCATCGTACAAACCCAACGTAGTTTCGACTTCAAGTTTTTCAAGCAAAGAGGAAGCAGAGGCAGAGGCTCAACGACGAAACGAAGAACTTATAAATGCGGGTAGTTCAAACCGAGCGTTTGTGGAAATAGGTGGTGACGGTGTAATTACGGTAATGGTTCGTGGTGTCACCGGAAAACAGGATACGTCTAAACCTGAAAACGATCCCAAGATTACAGATCAAACCACCGGAGTAGCGTATGGTTTTAATTATCTGCTAAAGAGAGACAATTATCCTGACGACGGGTCGTTTACAGTACACTATCTCAAACCCGATCTTCCTGTAAAAGGGGACGAGATGAAAAACTTGGTGGAAGGGGAAGATTACCTAATTAGAAAATCTGGAATAACTACCAACGAAGCAGTGAAAGCGGGACGTGATGTAGAGGGGTTTAATTCTGCTTTTACAGAAAAAATTATAGATGCGATGATTGAGAATAATGCTACAAGACAACTTGAAAAGCTTACAGAACAACTAATAGCTACGGCTACAATGTGGCAAAAAAGTGATTTGGGTTCAACTAAAACCAAGTTAAAAAATGGTGGGGAGGACGTGGAATACGAAAACTTCTATGTCGCTGTTCCAATTGCTCTTTATCTACGAGATAAGTTTCCTTATGCGAAAAAAAGATTTGACAGTGAGACGTTTTTAAAACAAGCAATAGAAGTATTAGAGCCAGTGGTAAATAATCCCGCAAGAGCTAGTGGTTTTAGTCTTCATCCTACAAAGCCAGAATTAGCAAATAACTTGTATGTGCATCAACACCCCACTCTAGGAGAAAACCCAGCTTTTACCACACAAGTAGACGCTGGTGATGGTGGTACGGTAACAGTATTTAAACCGGAAGTTGTACAAACTTTTCTTGATATAGAAAACGAAAGTGATGTTGATGGGTATACTTTAGGTACAATAATAAGTGGAGCACCCGATACGTCGTCTGCGGTATATTCTGCAAATGCGTACAGAGTTTCTACAGATGATCTAGGTGCTTTTTCTACTAATAAAAGTGCTGAACAAGCTTATGATGCACTAGTAGATACAAAAAAAATACTTAATAGAAAAAATCCAAGAACTGGAGAACGCATATATTCGTTTTCTGTAACAGAAGGCGGTAGAACAGTGCTTAGATTTCCTGTCGGTCAAATAGGAACGCAGGAGGTAAACAAATTAGCGAAAAACTTAACGTATTTTGGAAGTACGAATAATAGTATTATCGCTTTACAAGCAACCATACCTGCCGCTGATGTAGAGGAAGTAACTACTTTTAGACGGAGTGGAGTACCTCTTGGACAAGCCACATATGATGCAGTAACTGGAAATACTTCAGCAAGCGCCTACGCTGATTTAAGTAACAGACAAAAACAGGCCCAAAGACTAAAAGATTCTGCTGGAGGGGGTCTTGATGCAATTGGTGCTGGAGGAACAGTAGGTTTTGAGGCAAGTATAACAAGAGGTTTTGGATTTTTCAAAACATTAGAGGATTCTCTTATGGAAGGGGGGCGATTAAACTCCCTTTTTAACACAGATGACCCAAGAGACGCAGAAACGTTTGAAAAAGCAAACAAGACACTACAAGAGTTCAAAGCTAAGTCTACAAATACAGCATTTACAGACGCTGAAAGAGCCGATGCTCTTTTAAAGTACCATCTAACTATCGCGGCCTATGCTTACGCATCCATGAATGATCCTAATGGTCGTCTATCAGATGCGGATAGGGCTAACGCTGACGCGGCAATAGGCGCGTTAGGTAAAATAGCAAGAGTAGATGTTGTAAGAGTTATTTTAGAAAAAATGTATGCAGAAGCTGAGCGTCAGGCTACGTACCTTGCAAACTATCAATCAGGCAACGCAAGAGTAGTTTTAGCAACTCATGGGCATAAATTTTTAACAGATGCACGGGGCGGCAGTAAGAGTATTGGAGATTTGTTTGGTGATTTAAAGCCAGTAATTAGAGATATAAGACAGTCTCAATCTGTTTCAATTCAAAGCCAAGTTCCAAATGCTGGAAACAACCAGAGTATCCAAGTAGTAAGGTAAACGCAAGGACAATTAGATGGCTGTTAATTTAAATGCGCTAGCTCCACAAAAACCTGAAGATGTTAGGGTAAACACGGCTAGAAATATATCTGCCCCGCTAACTCCTGCGGATGTGCAGGGCGAAGTTACGCAACAAGATTACAACAATCTTATTCGTGGAAGACAGCTTATTCAAGAAAAACCGCCAGAAGAAAAGAGTGTTGATCAACAGGTAGCTGAAGCTTTACCCGGAGTTGAAGTAAAACAAACCCCGGAACCAGAAGTTGAGATTATACCCGAAGCTGAACAGGCACCGAATTTACCTTTTATCCCCGGTATTTCTGCCGCACAAGCCGCCCCTGTTGATCCTAATAAAGAACTCACTGATCTACTTGCCGATTACGGCAATCCCAACGATCAGACACTACCCGCAACATTTTACGGACTAGAAGCCCAAGGAAAAATCACGCCTCAAAACAGGAACGAGCTACGTGCTACAGTCGGTGCAACGTATCGTCGACTGCTGTTTTCATCCCCCGGAAACAACGATTTATCTCCAAACCAAATTAGAGTGCTGAGAGACGCAAGTAAGTTTTACTACGTGGATGCTAATGAAAAAGGCGAGATTATATACGGTCCTGATGGTTCACCGCAAGTTTTCAGAGGACACGAGCGAGGACAGGCTTTTACGAGTGAGTCGACAGACATTAATGGTCGGGTAATAGAACTAGCAGAGGGAACTGTACAACAGCAACAGGAAGACGGCACACTCTTACCTGTAAGAGGTAATCCTTCTCTTGTGTATATGTTAGAAGATTCTGAAGGAAATCGTGCTCTCTTTAACCCTAGAGAAACTTTTGCAAGAATGGAGCAGAAAAGTGATGCGATAGGTCAAGACTACACCGGGGTTAGATTCTTTTTACGCAGTGAAACTGAAGATGGCGGGCTAGACTTTTTTAATAAACTAGTTCGTAAATACGATCTGGGTCCTACAAAACAAGTCATGCTTGCCAAAAGACAGGGGACTCTTGGTTTAGATGATAGTTTAACATACGTAAGAAAAGGTCGCGGTATTTACGACACAGCAGGTTTGTTAGGCAAAGGTTTGAATTTTTTAGACAGGGTAATTACTGACTTTACGTTAGACGTACCGTTACGAATGACGGAAACTGCTATTGAAATGGGTGCTTACAGTGACTTTGCAATTAAAGACGCCGACGCAATGCTATCCACAATTGACGCAACAAAAAGGGGGCTTACTCAAGAAAACATCGATGAAATTACAGATAAACTTGATGGAAACGGTGCTTTCATAAAAATGCCTCTCGTGTACGGTAGTGTTCGTGAGTACTACGAAAGCACGACGGACCTTTCCCCCGACGCTATAGACTTTATGTTAGGCTACACCCCTGATGCGTTCAGTGTTTTAACTCAGTTTGGCTTAGAATCTTTAGTTTTTGGAGGGGGTGTTAAAGGAATAACCACTGTCATGAGTGGTAAAGTGCTAGATGATTTTGCCGCATACGTAACACAAAAATATGGACCGGGCAAATCTCCTACTGAAATAACCGACGCTGACGTAGAAGAATACTACGGTCTTTCTAGAGCACAAATAGTTGAAGATCAAGGTGAAAAAGCCACAGCAGAACTTTTTAAAGCTAGAAAGAAAGAGTTAGCTGATCAAGCGACAAGACAACGGTGGAGTTTAGATCCTAGAACACCATTTAATAAGCTAGAGGAAGACCCTTTCTTACAAGCTTTACAAATTGCTGAACAAACTGGTAAAAGTCCATTTGAAATATTTAAAGAGTTTCTTGATCAGTCCTCTAAACTAGGCTTCAAACGAGAGATGCTAGCTTCTCTTATAGATGGGGGCATTGCTCGACAGACTAGCCTATCTCCTGAGGTACGAAAAATACTGGTGGGTCCTGAGGCAAAAAAATTACAAAAAGAAATTCGGGATTTAGAGCTTAAAATTGTAGCTAATGATAAAAACCCGGGTAAAGTGGGCAGGGGGACTGAATATCGTACTCTCCTAGAGGGCACACTCAAAAAGAAAAAAGAAGACCTACAAGAATTAAGCATTCAAGCTCGTTTCCCTCCATCCGAAAAAGCATTTTGGTTACAAGAGGCACGGTCAACTTTTGTAGGAGCGACCGTATATCAGTTCTCTTACCAAGGCTCAGTTCCCGGTGCAGAAGGAAGTGAGTTTTATTCAGGAATGTTGGGCGCGTTGGGTAGTATTGCTACCATAATTCCACAAGTAAATCGTTTTGTAGGGGATAAAACATCAGACGTTTTTAGAATGGTAGGACGTTTAAGTCCAGTATCTGCACGAGTAGACGTTCCTTTACCTCTTATGCAACGCCCCCTTACTTTAGCCATAGGAGAGGAAGTACTTAGTCCCGAAGCAGTAACAGCTAGACGTGCTCTAGAACGCGCTCCCCCGGTAATACAAGACCAGTACTTAGCGTTTCTTGCTAGAAAAGAGGAGGCGGCAGACGAGTTAAGTGCAATAGTTTACCCAGAAACATATCCCGTGGAAGGTTTACGAGGACAGCCGATTGTTGATCGTGACGATTTTGTTCAAGCATTTGTGTACACCGCGGGTTTATTAGGGCTAGACGGCAGAATGAAAGAGATGGCATCTCAGACACAGCACATATCAAGAGATGTTGCTAAGTTTTCTAAAAAGTACGGGGCAATGGTTGAAAACCATGTTCAAAAGTACAGTTTAACTGATAAACTAGGTAAAATTCTACAAGCTCTTGACCCCGTCAAAAATACTAGGGGGTATGATGCTAATAGTAATTTAGGAATAATGCTTAGAGATTTACAAACTTTTTATGATCAATCACTAAAAAATTTAAAGTTTGAAGAAGAAGTTTTGCTAGTCGCTGGTGCCACTCACTTAGACAATTTGAAAACTGCAATTAATGGTCAGGCCGCGGCAAGAACCCCCGAGGAATTTGCAGAAAACAATAATACTATAAAAAGTCTTCTTGCGCTTTCAGTTAAAGAAGGTATGGCAACCGAAGCCCTTGAACAACAAAGAACATTACGCGCTAATGGTGTGAAAGAGGAAAACATCCCAGCATTGCCCGACAATGATAACCTTCCTGAGGTTATGTATTTGCCTAACGCGACAGAATCAAGTATAGACAGAGTAAACGAAACAGTCGATGAAGTTTTCACTGAATTAGCTAAGCTTTCAGATAGAAACACAAAAGCAAAAATACCTTCTTCTGATGTTAACAATCCGAATAGTCTATCATCTAACGATCTGCTGGTTAGCGCACTTCTCATTCAAGAGCAAAGAGCTTACCACAACGCCAGTGCTCCGTTTAACGCACTACGTGCTGAGGATAGTCCGTATAAAGATGCAAGAATTGATACGACTGACATTTTCTTTGAGTTAGCTGGGTTGAATCCTCGTACACTAGACAATCTTGACGAAGCTGTATGGGATTTAGATGAAGGCGCGATAGAGTATATACTTCCAATTCTCAAAGAAGGAGAAACGGCCTCCCGTAAAATACAAGGCGTACAATTCAAAGGGCCTATGCAAAGGCAGTTACTCAGCTTATTTGAGAGCGGTGCCGAAGAATCCGTAGAACAGTTTTTAATACGATTTAGAGAAAGGTCTCCTGATACAGCAGACGAGATGGTAGAAAAAATCTATCAGGCCGCTGAGTTAACTGAAGATAGTTCTTTTGTAGATAAGTTTATAGCAATTAAAAAGTTTATGGTAGATGAACTGGGCGGTAAACTTACCCAAGATGCTATTAACGAATTGACTCCTCGCATAGGTTTAGATGTTCCCACTTATATGCAGATTGTATCTGGCATCAGTGCTGATTTAAGAAAGTATAGGGGTAAACCTGAGGCTGTGCCGCTTGGAGAGGCTAAACGCGCTTTAGTAGATCAGGCGGAAGAAAACATATTTGTTAACTTTCATAGGTACGGTGAACGGCAGACACTGCCACAATTTGCAAAAGATTGGAGTGCGGCTAAAACTAACTACCTAGAAACGTACATTAATCCTTTTCGTGAAATGTCCCCGGCTGTTGCAAGAATGCTTAAATCGTCCAGTATAAAACAGGACATGAACATAAACTTTATTTCCGATCTTTTAAAAGAAAGTGGTTACAATAAAGAAATTTTAGAACCCGCTGATGCACTAAAACTTAATCGTAAGTTAGCTATGCTTTTTGGTGTAAAACAAATTGATTTAAATACACCTCAAGGTCAAGTTATTTCTAATATTCTAACTCGTTATGTGTACTCAACTATGGAACAGTTGCCCGGTACAAAAATGATGAAAAATATTGTTGACTATGCAAATGATAGGACTGCTATATTAGATAAAACAATACCTAACTTTAATTCTGTGGATGTTAAGTTTGAAAACTTAGAGGATGCAAACGGAATTAAGTTTAAGCACTTTAGTCCAGATATTTTTGTGGATGTAAATGGTAAACCGATTATTGATCCGAACCGATTAGATGAGGTTAACGCTTTTGAAAAAATAATTCCGTATGTACGTGAAGCTAACCAAGCTGTAACACAAATGAACACGAACATAAGCAGGGGAGCGGAGACTTACACTCAAGCTTTAAGAAGCATTAGATCACCTGAAAGAATGCAACTAGAGGCGGGGCTAGAACTAGCACGAGCTTTAGACGCTTCAGAAAATGTTGGTGCAAAAATTGTAACTATTGCAACAAGTCCTAATGGTCTTGCAAAGCTAGACGATATGGGATTGAACTTTGTACGCAAATACAAACAGGCTAACCCAGACGCAGTAAACATATCCGATGAAGAAATTCTAACCAATTGGCGAGTAGAAATCGCTAGTGCGGTGCAAAACCACATTTTTGAGGATATTACCACCCCGGCAAATTTAAGTGTATCTAAAGAAGCAAGTAATGTTACTTATGCTCAACGACAAGTGGGAATTAATCAAGATAGATTGTTAGACTACATAGGTTACAAAGGTGAGAGCGTCCAGCCAACTGAAAGACAAAGAGTTATCAGAGAGCTATTACAAGTTGATGATACAGGCCCGAATGTATACGACACGTTCGTAAGAATCGGAGAAACGTTATTTGGACCTAACTCTAGTGAAAATGCAAATCTTGTGGGCTTGTCTAGACCTCTATCAGGTGAATCTCTATTGTCTCGCGGAACATCCTACTTTAGAGGTGTAATTAGTTTACGGTGGTTGCTATCAGAAGCGGCAATTCGTGCGGCAAGACAATCTGAATTTGAGTTAACTAAATTAATTCTTTTTGATCCAAGAGTCGCTAAAGAAATTGAAGACACTATATTGAAAGGTGACTTTAACTTTGATCAACCTTTGGCTTGGGTTCAATTAACTACATTAGCAATTGCTCGTACTCAAGCAAGAGCAGACTTTTTAAGTGACGAAAGAGACACATCTGTGGTAGGAGCGGAGTTTGAAAGAGCACCTCTTCCACGCGCACCTCGTGATCTAGACCCTTCTAACTAAGGAGATACCCTAAAATGAAGCCTTACAAAAACGTTCCACGTAAACCAGCTATGATGGGTGGTATGCAAGGAACAAACACCCAAATGGCAATGAAAGCGGCGGCAGAGCAATCTGCTCCAATGATGATGGCAAACGGAGGATCGGCAATGGCTGGTAAAAAAACTAAAGGTAAAACTAAGATGATGGGCGGTGGTAAAACCACCAAAGGTCGTGCAATGATGGCGAAAGGCGGTAAGATGCCTATGGTCAAGAAAAACGGCAAGATGGTGCCAGCTTTTGCCGCAGACGGTAAGGGTAAGATGATGGGTGGCGGTAAAGCTACCAAGGGTAAAGCAATGATGCGTGGTGGTAAGACTACTAAGGGTCGTGCTAAAGCCATGTATGGTGGTAAGAAAACCAAAGGTATGGCTCGTGGGGGCCGGGGGAGATAGATATGCACAAAGAACACGAGGGAACATGTTGCCACGAGCATGACGGTGAGCATCACGAGCATGAGGGGGAGTGCTGTCACGAGCACCATGAAGAAGAAGAGAAAGTAGAAGATCAACATGAGTAATCAGGAGGGAAGAGTATTTCGTCGCATTGATGAAACCGAAAATACGCCACGCCGTGCTCAAGGATCTGCTGAAGTTGACGGGCAGGTAGCCCCTGCATTTCGTGAAAAATATCGTGTAGGACGAGCAAAAAGTCCTAAACCTAAGGGACGATCACGAATGAGAATGTTGGATTATACGAAATCCAATAGATACGGACTTCAAAGTACTTAAAATAAGAAGAAAACATTTGGGGGGCTGAGGTCCCCCTTTTTTTATTCCTCTGCGTACAGGTTATTGAACGTGATGCTGGGATCAGTGTACGTGCTATCCCCCTCCGCAGAATGAACATACTGGCTAGGAGCAAAGTCAGGAGCACCTTCTCCTGTTCTCCACAGGGCTGGACTCGTAGCTCTAACCCGGTTGTTTGGCAGGGCAACCACATTTCCTTCCCACTGCCCTTCTGTGAGATACAGGACATGAGATTGTTTGTGTTGATCTGGTGAATCTGCAATATCGTTCTCTGTGTAATCTACAGTAAACAAATATCTTGCTTCATAAAACTCACCATCTATCTTTGCTATCCAAGGACTTGAGCTAACCCGATCCATCACGATAACTTCATGGTTACGTGATTCACAGTCCCACGGCTGTGCTAAGTGATCTTCCATCCTTTCAGGCCACTCCTCCAGTTCCATATCAAAAACCAGAGCTTGAATGGGCATCCTTGCCCACATTGCACCTCCGTGTACATTTTCAAGACCCTCCTCAAGATCAATCTCACAACCTGTAAACACAACCTGAAAGGTGAGTGACCTATCAGTTATGGTATTTACAGCGATTGCAAGTGCATGAAGATATTCACCGTGGTAATCCTGATGATTGGCTGTAAATTCTTTTCGTACCCAACACTTAAAGTACGGTATGTTTGATATGAGGTAGGACATTAAGTTCTTTCATCCTTCATTTTTTCTGATAAAACTCTAAAGTAATTTCTTACTATCTTTCCCACCCTATGACTATAAACAGGGTCACCCAGCTTACGAAGCACAGATTCCATACTTGGTGTATCTACAGAATTAAGATCAAACTCTAAATTTCCATCACGGTTTAAATGTATCGTAAAATTCAACAACCTTGCTCTATTTTCCATAATTCGCTTATCGGTAAGTTGTAACAATCGGCTTTAAAAATAAAGTTATTACTCTCGTCCATGTCGCCCTTCTTGTATCTTACCGCTTTTGCGTAGTATTCATCTTTAGATATCGTACCTAATATCCAAGCTTGTTGCAAGTTATTTAAAACTCTTACGAACACGTAGTCATCACACTCCTGAGACGAACCGTGAGCCGCTACAGAGCACTCATAATAGTTTTTTGGAGCGGAGGTACACCGCTTAGTCTTAACGTCGACTGTGCGACCCGTGCGTGGGTCTGAGAGATCATAGTGCTGTGTGGGTGTATGTTCGTATTTCATATAATCACGAACTATGACCTCCCCTAAAGCTCCAGCAGAATTTCCGTTACCCCGGGTGATGCTTCCTTGCAACACCATCACTCCACTAGCAATACGTTCAGCTTCCTTAATCTGATTAGGAGTCGGGGTGATACGAATCATGACGCTACCTTCCACCCCCATTCGCCTTCCATTCCGTTAGCGTTGTAATCTGTTACAGTGCCCTCAAAGAAATTTTTGTGGGATGCACCGTTTAGCACCCACTCCAACCACGGGACGGGATTCTTCTTAACTTTCCAATTACCTTTAAGACCTAGTTGAATCAACCGTCTGTCTGCAATGTACCGAATGTACTTCTTCACTTCTTCTGAAGTAAGACCCTCTACCGGACCCATCTGAAAAGCATTGTCTATGACTTTGTCCTCTAGCTTTATGCCAGTACGGAACATTTCGTATATATCTTTTTTGAACTCATCATTAACAATACGAGGGTGCTCATCACAAAACTCCCTAAACAGTTTGACCATACCGTTGGTGTGCATCGTCTCATCTCTGATGCTCCACTCTACAATTTCACACATCCCCCGCATCTTACCAAACCGCTGGTAATTAAGTAGCATAACAAAAGCAGAAAACAGCGACATGCCCTCGTTCATAACAGAACGAGCAATAGCTTGGGCAGTCCCAGAAACTGTGTGAATATTGATGTTGCTCATAAATTCAATCTTATCAGACATTTCTTTGTATTCCAAAAACGCTGAAAACTCCTCCTCTGGCAACCCTAAGGTATCATTAAGGAGTGCGTAAGCCCGCTGATGAACAAACTCCCTATTAGCAAAAGATGTAAGCATAGCACGAATTTCATTGTTTTTAAATTTTGGAATATAGTATTCAAGATAGTTTCTCCCAACCATCACGTCAGACTGTGTGAACAACTTTAGTATTTGCGTAATATGATTTTTTTCGTGACTGCTTAACTTACCGGACTGCCACTGTGCAACATCCTCTTGTAGTTTACATTCCCATTCACCCCAGTGGATTTTTTCGTGAGAAGTAGCGGCCTCCACAGCCCAAGGATACTTAAACGGCTTGTAAGTTATTGATTCTTCTAATAAAGACATTTGTTATTCCTAATTATTATAGACAAAAAAAAGGTCTTCAAAAGACCTCCACGAATACTCTTTAAATAAAATATTAATCATCATTCTCAGAATCGTCAAGGGTGGTCTTTTCAACCATGTCTACAATCCCGCTGTAACACATTGGGCATAAAGAAAAAGGCAATATTCCAATGTAACCTTTTATACCGCCTTCTTCTTCAATTTTGAATTCACAAGAACAGATATTGCAAATATCATCTGGAACCAAACCTTCCATGCCGTCTATGCCTGACAAACTGCACACTCTTCTGCTTCAGGCTCTGCATCTTGTAATGCTACCCGGTCTACCAAAAACCCTACGTGATCTGCCACAGCACCTGCGTCAGTTCTTAAGTAGTACAAAGACTTAAGTCCTTGCCTCCACGCTTGTAAATGAACAGCGTTAACCTCAGCTTTTGGAGAACCTGCTGGGAAAAATAAGTTAACAGATTGGGATTGGCATACGTAAGGTTGTCTATCAGCCGCATGGTCAACTACCCACGACTGATTAATTTCATACGCCGTCTTAAAAACCTCTTTTTCCGCCGACGATAAGAACTCCAAGTGCTGGACAGAGCCTTGATGCGATACAATGTTTTTCCATGTTTCTTCATCATTCTTATCATAAGCGGCAAGCACCTTTGCTAATTCTTTGTTTTTAATAAGGTGAGCACCCGCACGAGTGCGGTGAGTATAGGCGTTAGCCTTCAACGGCTCAATAGAAGCACTACAGCCACATATTATGGAACTGTTAGCATTAGGTGCGATAGCTATAAGATGAGCGTTACGCCGCCCTGTGCCCTTCATATCAGGGGCTTCGCCCTTTTCCGCCGCAAGTTCTTTTGTTGCTTGCGTCGCATCAAGATGTATTTTTTGAAACATACGCGCATTTTCAAGTTTAGCTTCATCCGTTTCCCAAGGCACTTGATTAGCTTGCAAATACCCGTGAAAACCCATAGCTCCTAAACCTATTGAACGTTCTTGCTTTGCAGAGTAGACAGCTTTTCCAAGTTCTTCTGGTGCATTTCTAATAAAGTATTCAAGGACGTTGTCCAAGAATCGGACCAAGTCTTTAACCATTCCTGTTCCACTCCATTCGTCGTACTTTTCAAGGTTGACGCTGGAGAGACAGCAGACAGCCGTGCGTTCTCCAGATGTAGGGAGAGTGATTTCAGCGCAGAGGTTAGAACCTCTAACTGTGAGACCAAGTTGTTTTTGAGAATCTGGTAGCCCTCTGTTTGAGGTATCGATGAAGTGTAAGTATGGCGACCCAGTTCTGAAACGAGCTTCAAGTATTCTTTGCCACAATTCTCTAGCTGAGATTGTATCTCTGACATCCCCCGCATGAGGGTCTCGTAATTCCCATTGTTTGTCATTTTCTACAGCCTCCATAAATTCATCTGTAATGTTAACGGCATTAAATAAATTAAAACACTTACGGTTGGTATCACCCCCCGTTGGTACTTTAAAGTTTATGAACTCTACGATATCAGGATGCGAAACATCAAGGTACGCCGCATACGATCCTTTACGTGTGCGGCCTTGTTTCCAAGCTTGCATTCCTGAATCCACCACTTTCATAAACGGAATCGGTCCGGGAGCCTTGTCCGATATACCCCGCACGTCAGACCAATGGCCTCCTACACCACCACCCTTTACAGATAGCCATGCAACCTCAGTATTGTGAGATATAAGGGAGTCCAAATTGTCGTCAATATAAGTAAGAAAACAACTGATAGGTAAACCTTTTGCGTTTTGTCCAGTTTTAGGAGCGTTACTGAGCACAGGGCTAGCAAACATAAACCAACGCTTGCTAGCATATTCATAAATACGTTGAGCAAAATCATAGTCTCCCCCACTGTAAGCTAATGCGGCACGAGCAAAAGAGTCTTGTGGGCTTTGCTCGTCTGGTAACATGTAGTAATCCCTCAGTAACTTGAGAGCCTGTTCTGTAAAGTCCTTATCCCGTGAATAGTCGACGTTAATCATCCTGTTCTAATTCCTTTTCTCCACGTGCACTATACCATGCCGTCTTTCCTACATTCATCAAAGGAGTGTCTTTATCATTGACACGTAGTAAGTACTTCAATGAATTACCAATTAAGTAACCTTCAAATTGTTCAGGAGTAAGTACATCCTTAATAATATCAATAGCTTCCCACTTTTTCTTCTTGTAATGTTCAGGATTTTTCCAATCATCGTTTTTCATTGCGTCTGACCGAAATCAACTTGAATTACATTATCTTTTATTTCTTTAACTTTTTCCAAGTGTTCTGGTTTGAGCTTGTCTTCTCCCACCACTTCTGCGAGTGTCTCAAGACTAACCCGCGAAATGCCCATATCATACACTTCATCAAACTCTTCTTGTAACGTGCCAATAAGACCCTGCATAATAATATACGTCGGATCATAATTATCCTCAACTTTAATATCCCTAGTTGCATACGCACGGATAGAGAAACCACTTTCTTCATCTTCCTCAGGTTCAAGAACGAGATAGTACCTTCCTTTTAAAAGGCTAGCCTGTTCTAGTATCATTAGTTTTTCTTCAAAATCATCCATCACGCCACCCACTCGTCCGGGATTTGACCATCAGCCCACAATATACCATGACGATCACACCAACGGCTATAAGTTGTTTTACTAGACCTGTTCAACTTGTTAGATGCTCTCAAAAAAAGAAGACGTATATCTAGCTCTTTGTTCTGTTGAATTACCAAAAGCATTTTTTGCCTGTCTGCGGGAGAAAAGAACCCCTTGGCTTCAACATAAATATTTTGATTAGGTAAATAAAAATCAGGAACGTATGTTTTAGTTTTAGGAATATATAGTATTTTATGTTTTTCATATTCAAACTTCACTCCTCTATCCGCTAAGTTCTTGGCGACTTGTAATTCGTAGTCTGACCTGTAGCTATGACGACGTGGTCTCATAACTTCCTCCAACTATCCACACGTTTAGTGACCAGCGCATGAACCTCAGGACTGGTTGACCTAACAACCCCTAAAGCTTCAAGGTAATTATCCATAGGAAGTATTACTATTACGTTTTGTCTGAGAAGATTATCAATGTAATTAAGTTCTTTCTCTAGTACACGCTTGTCTCTTTCCAATGTCGTGTACGATAGAGGAGTCATCTTTGAGGTAAACTTTTCTAGAAGAGTAAGAGGATGGCATCGTTCATGAAGCCTAGCCCACCTAACCCACGGCGAAGCTAACCCATCACTGGCATCTCCTACGTATATGGCATGGGTGTTTTCATTTAGGGCGATTAAATCCCTAGTTTCAGCATCCTTAGTTAAAAGTAAATTCATCTAATCCCTCACACAAAAGAACTTATCTTCACCACATATGTTTGTAAAACCCACGCTTAAGTTAGGCGTAGCTATATACAAAAACACAGACATAACTAAACTAAACAAAAGTGAAATAAAAATATATGCTTTAAACATTACTTTTCTTCCCATTCATCTGTTCGTGCATTATACCCACTGTCAATCTCTTCTACCGCAGATGGGTCAGTCCAGTGGCGTTTTACCCTTCCCGATTTAAGTCCCACACTACTTTGTTTTTTGTGGTGGGACTTTGATGCTTTTTTGTAAACTTAAACACCCTCCACGTAATGAACACACAAAAAATTAAAATATAGTGTCCGATTATGTTGTGCCCAATCGTAAGTAGTTCGGCAGTGAAAATACCAAAAGCAATGCACCACATAGATGCCAAGAGAATAGATAACCAAAATTTGTATTCTGGGGGACTATTACGTAGCGCATTTGTAGCGGGGTTAATAATCTGTAACGCTGTTTTAATCATATCAGATACTCGTCTATTGCATCCATAAGATCAGAATCAAAAACACTTGAAGGAAGCGGGGATTTTTTGCTAGGTTTCATCGACTTAGCTAAGTTTTTCCATTTCTTAAAATCCTCTGTATTACCTTGCAGTTGAGCTTCACGCATTAAAAACAAAACCCAAAGGTATGCAGACTCTCCTGTTAAACCATTGTTGTCATAGGCGTAGACTACTGGCGGGTGCTTAGTCATAGCTCTTTAACCTTCAGCGTGTGGTACCAGACTAGAGGCTTAATACGAGCTTTTGATGTGACTTTCTCATGCTTCACTGCCTTAGGCCAGCATACTTCTCTATAACCACAGAACGTGCAAGTTTTGTTAAGTAACTTGTTTCCCGTCTTATGTATTACTTTACTTACACTGTACGTTTCTTCCTCAGGTTGCATAGGCGGTTTAGAATAAGTAAACCCAGAACTAAGTTTAGCCACCCGGTTTACTGCCTCTTCAATATACGCCATCCGATCTTCTTCCTGATCATCTGGGGCTTGCACAAACTGTATTTCGCCGCTTGATTTATCAACAACAAGCCAGCCACCAAACTCTTTGTCTACGGCTGTCGCATATAAAAACCCTTGCATAAGATAACCAAAAGGATCGTCGCTTTTGAGGTTATCGTATCCCCGGCTAAATTTTTGTGCGTAAGAAAAAGGACTTGCAGATTTAATATCCCAGACTTTTTCACCATTCACTGGATCGTCCAAAATAACGTCTAGTGTGCCCTCAACAGTTTCATTCCCAAGCTTTAGCTTACAGCTTCTCTGAGAATCAACAATAGTGACTCCTGCTTCTTTGAGGACCACCATCATGACAGCCTCAACCAAGTCTCCTATAAGAAATCTTAAAATAGCATTATACGTCATCTCTTCAGTGCTACCATCTCTGCCCTGTATTTGTTGACAGAGAGGACGACCAAGGCCGCTCATACGAACACGCCAATCTTGATCCCGGGACGTAAACTGCTTTTTTAAAGCCTCTTTGCAGGTTTGTGCAAAATCATCAAGAACAGCGGGGGAGAGATCCGTCTCTCCCCGCACCGCCCTTAAAAGGAAGTCTTTAACCTTGACTTCCGCCAGCATCAGTTGAAATCTGCCGCAAGGTCAGTTTCTTCATCAGTGGTTTTCGCCTTCACTGCTTCTTTATGTTGCTCATGAATTTGTGAGTTGGAAGCTTTGATGGTCTCTAGGAACATCTGGTAAACCTCCATAGCATCACTAAGCTGAAGCTTTTTGGCAGTCGGCGTAAAAACAGGAGTGAAATACGTCACACTGCCTTGCTTATGCCGCTTAGTAGTCAACTCAAATTGAGTCTCATACATAGCAACATTCTTGCCCAGCTTTTCAATCGCCTCACGCGCAGGTCTGAATCCAGAACGCTTGAAGTATGACACACAGGGATAGTCCTGTATCTTGACTTCACGTCCATCAGCGGTTTTACCTACTAAGCTAATGAGAGCATAAAACACTTGATTACACGTCGCTAATCTAGAAGCTAAAGTCTTTGGGTGATCCTCACCTAACTCTGCCTCTTCTGATTTAGTCAGACGACCACATTTGTCACCGCCCGTAGTGTCTGGAAAACGGTAGTCCAAGGAGGGAGCTTGAACAGACCTAGATGAAAACTTACCTTCATCATTATCCCAGACAGACCATTCGTAAGTTCTGACCATAGGTCTGAACATTACTTTCTCCGTATAAACAAATTCACCATCATAGTAAACTTTCCAAGTGCCTTTTTTAAGAACTTGACCATCATCAGTCTCAGTGTCGTAATTGATACTCAGACGCATCAAACCTTGCTTTGGTGCATCATCACTTAACTGACCTGATAAACGCATCAAGTCCTCACGGTTGCCATCCTTGACAGCCTGTATCATGTTATCAAATGGGTTTTCAGCCACGGTTGCTATTTCGTTCATAACGTTCATACCGTCCTTATCTCTTTTTGGTTACCCCAATTGGGACCTACTTTAATTTCCAACCCGACAGGCATATCGTAAACTATACCGTAACGGCGTTGGCACTCACTTGGTATTGAAAGCATAGCCTCCATTACCATGTCTGCAACAGTTTGTTCCTCCCCGGGAAAAATGTCAAGCACGATACTATCGTGTACTGTATTACATATCAAACTTTTACAGTTTGACTCCTGAATTAATTTAGTTAAATAAACTAAAGCTATTGGTAGTAAGTCTGCTGTAGCAAAGCCCTGCACCGGATAATTACATATGGCTGTGCGATTAGTGGCACTTCCCCATTCATTCCACGTAGTGCCGGGAAAAGCGTACTGTCTACCTGACGGTAATTCTATGTACCCCTTTTCTACAGCGTCCTTCTGCAAATCTCTATGCCATACAGTCACCGCCGCATACTTTTCCTTGAAAGCACGGTAGTACCTCTGTTGGTCTCTTGTGCCTGTTGTTCCTCCGTACAGAGGTTTAAAGGTGTGCGCTTTTGCTTCTTGTCTACTACACCCAATGATATCCGCTGTAACTGAATGCACATCTACCTGATTTTCAACATCGTGATAAGCCTGTGGATCATTAGCTAGGTAGCCCGCTACCCTAAACTCAAGCTGGGAGTAATCCGCCTCCATGATACTGCCACCCTCAAACCTAGAGGTCACCGCTTTTCTAATTGCAAAAGTTGAGCCTCGCGGCATGTTTTGAAAGTTTGGGTTTCGTGAAGATAGCCTTCCAGTTGCTGTAATACACTGCATGAAGTCGGGATGAACCAAGCCCTTCCGATCACAATTGTTTTTAAGCCCTTCAACAAATGTTGAAAGATACGTTCGTAGAGCGTTGAATCGCGTGTATGCTTCTGCAAAACGCCTAGCCTCTCCACTAAGCTCTGGCAATCGCTGATCTAATGTCTCATGATCTGTTTTAAATCCTGCTGAAGCAGTGTCCCAAGAGTCTCTGGGAGTGATTTTGAAACCGGCATACTCAGATGTTTTTTCGTAGAGTAATCCAGTGCCATTACACGAACGACATACCCTTACTGCTTTACCCACAGTGCCGTCCTTTTTAAGCACCTTTTTACGACCAGTTCCCATACAGGCTGTGCACTTAGAAGCTTTTGTTTTGTACAAGATTTCGGTGTTAACACGTACGTTTGCATTAAAGTCCCGCTGTGACATTCTTGTGCGTAACTTTTGCTTACGAGTCGACCCCCGTACCTCACTGCCTAGATTAAAAATACTAGACCATCTCTTTTTATCTATGACACGCCTAGAGTAAAATAGCATGGAACGATCATCAGGCGATTGCAAATTGATTGGGGTATCCCCCATTGCCTTTTGAGCTTCATCCTGCAAGAACTTTTCTAGTTTGTTTAGTTCATCCTTGTACTCAGCTTCAATTTTATCTAGTGCATTTAGATCTATATGTATTCCATTACGTTCTATGTTTGATAACACGTTGGTCATTTCAAAGGAGAGACGTAATGTGGGCAGTAACTTAGAAGCCATAGATTGCCTCCCAAGATGTTTTGTAACGTTCTTGAACCTGCTTACACGCAACTTCCCATGTGGCATCAACGTCAGCCCGCCCATACTCCTCGACTATTTCCCAAGGTATCTGTGCAAACGTTTTACCTGAGTTAAGGTATTCCGCTGTAAGGTCTTTCTTTTTCTGAGTGACCTCATACCTTTTAGCGACTGCCTCCAATGAAAGAGGCCATCGTCTTGACCGCGCAAGAAGATACTCTGCTACCATCGTGTCATACACAGGTCCATCATATTTAAAATTACAAGACTTAATCCAGTTGAGATCAAACTTAATGTTATGACCTACAATGACATCAGCACGATCTAAGACATACTGAAATTTAGTGTGCCCAAGTTTTGTAGGGGGTTCTTCATCATGTGTAAAGCACAGATAGTTATCAAACTCCTTGCGACCCTCCTCGTAGACCTTATACCCAATACTTACTAAGTAATTGTCGTAGTAAGGAAGCGGTGTAAACTTACCATTAGGTCTACTAATATGCGTTGTCTCTACGTCGAATGTCAGAATGTTCATCTATTTCAATCTCTACAATCTCTACGCCTAAGGCTTTTTGTTGAGGGGTAGTCACTCTTGCCACCCTAGTCCCGTCTTTACGCCGGGATACCGTTTTGACATCTATTAGTCTAATTTCTCCAGTGCTAACATGCACGGCTATTAAGTCTATCGGACCTTGATTGGCTACAGGCCAAAAAACCTCGTACCCCTCTGCGAGCAACCGCCTTGTGCAAGTCATTTCGCTTATCGTGCCCAACCTCATTGTTCGGCTTACCATTCCTATATTTCCTTTTTAGCCAGCACGTAGCACACAGTGTGCCATTATCTATTACATCCGCAGGGCCGTCACAGTTTTCACATTTGACTCTGCTGTGCATTAAAATAATCCTCCGTCATTAAATCATCAGGTATGTTACTTTGATTATAGTAAGCACGATCTTTATCCATGCGAACAGTAACGCTTCCGTGCTCCCCATTTACCTTGTTCTTGGAAATATGCACGGTGCGGATGCCATCGTTACCCCACTCGTCATCTACTTTTCCTATACCTAAAATGAGATCAGCTTCCCCGGCTTTGCCTGTCTTAGAATTATCAAGCACGTGATAGCTTAAAACCCGCATACCCTCTGCCTCGTAAGAAGCTTGAGATACGCCCCATACCAAACACTTGTTTCGTTTAGCAATCTCCCGGGTTTGCAAGTATATCTCTTTTAGTTTTTCATCACTGCGGTTGTACTTGCCAGTTACAATCACTTTATCTAACTGATCTATAAATACGACATCCGGTTTGTTGATTTTACACCAGTCATCCACTTCCTGAATGGTTGTTCCAACACAGTCAAGAACATGTAGATTGTCAGCAATCTGTTTCCGGTAAATCTCCGCGTATTTATCACGTTCTCTAACAAGGTCTTCCCTCGTAGTTTTAACATAGCTCTGGATGATACGTAACTTAGTTCGTATAGCGGGTTCCTCATTGCCCCATACCGCAACCTTGAAGCCTTGCTTGAGGTAGCTCTGCGCGAGGAAAGAACAGAATGTAGTCTTACCCGTCTCTGGACGCGCAAAGACGATTCCAAAATGCCCGCGATCCAGCCCCGGTACGATGTTGGCGAGTGGCTTCCACGTGAAAGGAAAGTCGGGGTCAAGCGTAAGGGAGTCCAGAAGCTCATGTAGCCCCATTTTAATTTCTGTGTAAGATGTCTTCTCACCAATCGAGTCTTCAGCCGTTGATTCAATAAGACGTTTGAGTTCTCCAAATTCATTTTCCTTACCTAAAAATATCTTGACAGCCATCTCTGATATGACACGCGCACGGTGACGCATCCAAAACTTTTTGATGATTTCAAATTGCAACTCGTAGTTGTCGCCCGATACGTCTTTAAGATCGTCAATCTTTTCCCAACACCGCTCTCGTATGGTGTCGTTTATAGCGGGGTACTCAACATCAAATAGCCCGAGCAACTCGTCTTTACTTACATCACCATCATAATTACAGTGTGCCACGACGACTGAGTGCCATATTGAAGCCCAGTCACCTTCAAACATATCGGAATCAAGAGTGTTTTTAACTTTGTCGTAGCATTGCTTACGTAAACAAAACGCAACGATTTTAGATTCAAGAGGTGTGCTGTCGGATAAGTTGCTCACGCTCTGTTTCCCCCATAGCTTTTAAATCATGGTCTAAGACCAGTAAATCAGTCTGCGTGACTGTATTTAATTTACGAACCATTTGCAAGCCTTTATCAGTAGCGTCCTTATCTAAAGCGACAACGACCTTAGACACTCCACTTAAATAGGCAAGGTGCTCGTCTGTAAGATTAGTCCCTAACAACGCATAGCCAGTTACCCAATCTGAGATAGCAATAGCTGACGGTGCGTCTTCAACAACAACATGGACGGGATTTGTGCCACAGACAAAGCCACCTTTGTAGTTAGCGTACCTATACCATTTTGCTTGTCGCCAACTGTGCTTTCCTGCCGGCTTTGAAAGATCGTCACAAATAGAGCGTCGCTGTGCCATAGCTCGCCCTACTCCATCTACAAGTTTATGATCAGCATCGTAAATAGGGTACACAAGACGGCGTTTGAGAACGTCCCAATAAAAGTCAGTCCATCTGTCATTGTTATGCACCTTAGTTAAATACCGTTTAGCAACATCCGGTAAATCACGGCGTGACCATGATGCAGGTTTTTGAAAAGGTGCAGGTTGGGGTTTTTGAGCCACGTCGGTAATAAACTGAGGTAATATGCCACCTCCCCCTAAGTCACATGACGCGCTGTAGCAGTTCCATAGAAGAGTCCCATTCACATTAGAAGCTGTGAAGGTATTGGTTCTATTACAAACAGGGCATTGCCCACGGTGTGCTTCATTAGCTTGTAGCTGTAAAGACTTTACGTAATCTGCGATTTTCATAACCTCTCTCCCCAGAAGTGAAATGAGAAATTTACCATCTTATCTCCTCTGTTTCAAACTTTTAATTTTACTATCTTATCTCCTTTACTGTGCTTTCAATCCGTGATAGGCTTCGCCCCGAGTCCCACCGGGGTAACCCCCCTCATGAATCCTAAACGTACTTAGTACGCAGACACCCCCTATTATTAGGTAAGATGTTTTTCTTGTACGACCAAAGTCTACTATCAGGTGTAATAAAGGTGCGGTACTGTCGGGACTCATTCATAAAACAGGAGAGTCAATGTGATAATCAAACGTATCCACATTAATCAGCACAATATCCGACATAACGCAAAGAACCCCGACGATCTCAGGCCGGTTGTTACTGTAAAAACAAGCCAGAGCAATACGAAAGGTTTTGGCGTAAGAATTAACGGGCCTAGCAAGCTTGTATATTCGCCAGATAAGCCGTTGGCTTGTGGCGCGAGGGTGTGGATTGAGACGCAGGAGCAAGTTATTGTAGATGATCTCAATTGGGATTCTCAAAGCGAGGTGCTAGGATGAAACAACATTATACGGACGATGAGATTCTTGAGATGATTGAGAGCAAGAAAGTTACCGAATTAGTTCGGGAGCGTTTTATACAATACAGGAATACCCGTGAAAATTTACAACAGAGAATTAATGTTGCCGCAGAGTACATGGGTCACAACCTCATAACTGAATTAGTGCAGGATGACTACTAAAATGATTGCAGAGCAATACCGAAACATAAAACCACACTTTGTATTCTCTGAGCATATGCCGATGGTTTGCCGTTGGGCTTGTATCTTGTTGGATCAAGACACAGAGAATCCACCTTTTGAGCCTTGCCGATATTTTGTAGTTAACGTTTTTGCAGAAACGAAAGAACAGGTATTGGATTGTTTGGGCGAGGAGTATCCGTGGTGCGACATTATGCACATTGATAAAGCAAGAGGAGGAGTGTCCGACGACGATCATTTAGAATCGTGGTTGGAGCACTACGACGCAACCGAAACCATACCATTGAAGGAAGCACCTCATGGAAAACAGTACACAAGTTAAAAAACCATCCGACACAACGTTACTTAACTTTATGTTGAACGCTCGCGTAGAGTGTCGAATTGTTGACCAGTATAAACCCGTGTTTGCGGTAGAGGCGATGTTAGATACAGCATATGGCAGTAGTCCCCGTGAAGCTCTACAGAAATTGTATGCATTAAGAAGGGATAGAAATGAGTAAAAACGATTTACTTGATGCTCTGTGGAAGTTGATAAAAGACACCAACGTGGATTATTACGAGGTAATTATAGGAGATGAAGAGCCAAATGAAATTTATTTGAAGTTCAAGGGTATTGAGGAAAGTACAGATGCGGAGAAAAGACAATGATGACAGTGAGTAACGAGAACAAAACACGTGTGGAGTTTCTTGTATATAAACAAGTCAAGGAATGTAACGAGCTACTACAAAAAGTGAGTGACATACTGAACGACACTGGTGACACTGAGTCGACGACCTTGGATAATGCTATGTCGCATTTAAGGTGTGCGACCGATATGACAACACGTTACTTGGAGGAGAACGCATGAGATACTACGTCGAGCTTCTTGGACATACAAAAAATGATCCTCAATTTTACATTTATGTAATTGCAGATTCTGTTGAACAGGTAAAATCGTTGTTTAGCGAATATGTTATTATTTGCATTGACCAAACTGATTAGGAGCAACAATGAA